GGCGCGGACCCGGCTGCCATTTGGGACCGCTCCCTGTTGTCGCCCGCACAAGCGGAAAAGCTGCTTGAAAAAGACCGCCGCCCGGACATGGCCAACCTGACCAAAAAAGTTTCCAGCGGCACCACCCTAGCGCGTGATACCGACTCTCGACCGGGCGTTAAGTCCGGTCCCGCCGCCGAATTTACGCCTGTCTGAAACAGTGAATCGGAGAAACACTTATGCCCGGCGAAGCCCGCAGTGAAGTCATTATCAGCCCGGAAGGGATCTTGATGTTTGAGCACCTGTTCCGTCCACGGTCCGACCAGAAGACCCGCGACGGACGCCCGAAGTTTACGGCCACGCTCTGCATCAAGCCCAAGTTTCAGAAAACCGCGCAGTTCAAGGCGATGAAGGCGGCAGTTGACGCAGTGATCGCAGAAAAATGGGGCGAGCAGAAACCCAAGAAGCTGAAAACCCCGTTCCTCACGTCGGAGGATCTGGACAAGGTGCCCGAGGGGATCGAGGAAGGCGACGTGTTCATTCGCGTCACCGCCGTTAACAAGCCAAAGCTGGTGGATCAGCACGTCCACGAAATCATGGACGAGTCCGAGCTGTATGCCGGTGCGCGCGTGCGCATGTCGATCCAAGCCTACACATGGACCGATGACAAAGGCGGCAAGGGCGTCAGCTTCGGCCTCAACAACGTGCAAAAGATTGGCGACGGCCCACACCTGAGCGGCGGCAGCCGGGCAGAAGACGACTTCGACGAGGTGGAAACCGAAGACGAAGAAGACCTGCTCACCTGACCAAAGGGAGGCGGCGTGAGTATTTAAGTGAATACTCACGCCTTTTTTATGTCCGAAGACCGCCTGCACATCGACTTTGAATCACGCTCCCGGCTCGACCTGACCAAAGTAGGGACCGTGATCTATGCCAACGAGCCGAGCACCAGCTGCTGGTGTTTCGCCTGGGCTTTCAACCACGAAAAAGTGGCCCTGTGGGAGCCGGGCCAGCCAATCCCCCGACGCATCATCGAGCACATCGCGTCTGGAGGCACCGTTTCCGGCTTCTCGGTGCAGTTTGAGTACCACTGCTGGAACATCATTCTGCCGCGCCAGCTGGGCATCGAGCTGCCGCCGATGACCTACCAGCAACTCGACTGCACCCAAGCGCGCGCCGTGGTGATGGGCCTGCCGCGCAATCTGGACGCTCTGGCCGGTGCGCTGGATCAGAAGCACCACCGCATGCAGAAGGACGCCGCCGGGCGCCGGTTGATGCTGCAAATGGCCCGTCCGCGCTACGTCGGACCGGACGGCAGCGTGACATGGTGGGACGATCCCGACCGCCGCCACCGCCTCGGCCTGTACTGCATGCAGGACGTCGAGGTGGAACGCTGGAGCGAGCACTTCCTGCGCCCACTGACGCCGACGCACCGCCAGTATTGGGAAATGGATTTCCGCATGAACTTCATTCGCGGCATCCAGATCGACACCCATCTGGTGGAGCAATCGCGTGACCTGCTGGAGCTGGCAGCCAAGGGCGCGAACAAGCTGCTGCGCAAGATTACCGGCGGCAAGTGTACCGGTATCGCGCAGATCCAAGGCTTGCGCGACTGGCTGGCCAGCGAAGGCGTGGAGACCCCCTCGCTGGACAAAGAGCACCTGCAAGCCCTGCTGGACAGTGAGCACGTCGAAGGCAAAGCCCGCGCCGCGCTCCAGCTGCGCCAAGACTTCGGCAAAGCGTCACTGGCCAAGATCGCCCAGTTCATCCGGCGGACAGCGGACGGACGCATGCACGGCCTGCTGCTGTTCAACGGCGCCGGTCCGGGGCGCTGGACCGGACAGGGCGCGCAGCTGCACAACCTGCCCCGCCCTGAGCTGGAGGCAAACTTTGTCGAGTACGTAGTACAGATATTACGTAATACGGAGTACACCGCTCAGAACAAGTACGACCTGCTGGAAATGGTGTTTGGTGCGGTCCTGCCGCCGATGGCGGACGCGATCCGGGGGTTCATCGTTGCCAAGCCCAAGCACAAGCTATTCGTCCGCGACTTCTCCAACATCGAAGGTCGCTGCATCGCCCGGATGGCGGGAGAGCAATGGAAGCTGGACGCCTTTGCCGCGTTCGACGCCGGACGCGGACCGGACCTGTACAAGCTGGCCGTGGCACGCGCGTTTGGTATCCCGGTCGAGGAAGTCACGGACCGCCTGCGTCAGCTGGGCAAGACAATGGAATTGTCGCTAGGCTATGCTGGCGGATCGCCAGCTTTGGTTAAGCAAGCACGTAAATACGGAATCAATCTCGCTGACTACTATGAGGTAGTGAGCCAGTCCGTCAGTCGTGCAGCGGTCTCTAAAGCGGAGTGGGGTTGGTCCGTCTTTGGTTTTAAGACAGGCATAAAAGAGCGCACTTGGCTGACCGCTGAAATGCTCAAGCTAGCCTGGAGGGAGACCAACCCGGCGATAGTGGCCTTTTGGGATAAATTGGATGAGGCAGCTATCTGTGCGGTGCGTGAACCTAAGAAGGTTTTCAGCTATCGCGGTATCTCGTTTCAGCTAGGGAAGATCAAAGGGATACCCTATTTAATGTGTCAATTGCCCTCCGGGCGATTGCTGTACTATCCCTACGCCACATGGACGGAACTCACGACGCCGTGGGGCGCTCAGAGGGAAAGCGTGCGGTTTATGGGTATTAATCCCAACACGCACAAATGGTCTTCATCTCACGGACGCGGTGGACTATGGGCAGAGAACATCACCCAAGGAGATAGTTTCGATTTCATCGCAGCGGCCATGCTGCGTTGTGAAAATGCGGGATTCCCGCCGGTCCTTTCCGTGCATGACGAGAACGTCGCGGAAGCCCCGGAAACAGCGGATGACGCGCTATACGGACGCCTGATGGCACAGCGTCCGCCGTGGGCTAGAGGCATGCCGCTTGCTGTGGCGGGCTTCTCAGGGCCGCGCTACGCCAAAAAGTGAGTATTTAAGTAAATACTTGTGGTGTGGTGGCAATTTAACGCCTATATTTACGACAGGTTGTCGCACTCCTGCGACAACTTGTAGCTAAACTTGTTTAACCTGTGGGGGTTAATAGTATGACTAAACAAAAAGTATGGGCCATTGTCGGACAGAAAGGTGGAGACGGAAAATCGACCGTTGCCTATGCCCTCTCCTATTACCTCTCAAAGCTCGGTAGGAAAACGACCTTGCTGGACGTAGATCGGCCTCAATTCTCCAGCGTGCTCTTGAGCAAATTAGGAGATAGGCCACTCGCTTTTAAGCTCGTCCGCTGCATGAATCTAAGAGACATTCCTAAGCACGCGGATGGCTTCGACGCGGTAATTTTCGATGGAGCCCCCCACGCCAGTGTGGATACGCTAATGCTCTGTGAGCACGCCGATTGTGTGGTGATCCCTACCCGAACCTCGACAATCAATCTAAAGCCTGCCCTTGAGCTAGCGGAGGAATTGGTGGCCAACGGCACCCCCAAGAAGAAAATCATTTTCCTAGTCAGTCAGGCACTCACTGACGCAGAAGCCCGTGATGCTAAGGAAACAATCGCCGCGCACAACTTCCGAGTAGTAGACGAAGATCTACGCATGTACGCCGCTTACGGTAAGGCAGGGGATGCAGGACGCTCCGTTTTAGAGGTGCCTTACGTCTCTCTACGCACTCGCGCAGAAGCTGTTTTTGCCGAGTTAGCAAAAGCCTAAATATCGATAAATTGCCAACCCCGAGGCGCAGAAAAATGGTTATTAAAGTAAATACTCAGACTGAAAAGAAGGATGGCCGGACCGTCAACAGCAAGACCGGTCAGCGCAATAGAGGGCAGATTACGCGCATGTCTATCGACCTGACGCGCGAAGAACAGAAAACGTTTCTGATGCAGGCCATCGACCACAACATGACGCTGCGCGGCTTCTTCTATCACATATGGAAATTCTACGAAGCGAAGGCCGCTGAGGGCGAGACCGACGATTTCAGTTGGAATGCTGTGGCAGAAGACGAACCGCTGACTGGCTCGCAGGTGGCGAAAAATGCCGTGTCGGAAGCAAAGAAGCGCCGCGCTACCAGCGCTTAATTGGTTTCGAGAAACACAAGCCCGCCGAAGCGGGCTTTCTCGTTTATAGGTGGATGCCCACGAACAGCAGCAGCACCATGATGAAGGTCAGGCAAAGCAACAAACTCGATACCCACGCTGGCATGTCACACCTCCGGTTTAGTTTTGCGGACGGGATGCCCGCTGCGGACGGCTTGCGCGTTCCGCTCGTTTCGGTCTGCCGCCGTCGTCCTCGTCCGTGAACTTTTTCTTAATCGTCTCAAACGTGCTCTCAATCGGGGGCAGTTCCTTCTTGTTCCCTTCCTTCGGCGGCAGCATGGCGTCTACCAGCATTTCGCCCGCTTTCGGTACACCTACGGCGGTCAGGCCCAACCCTACCGGGCTGGCCTTGATCGGCGTCAGTGCAGCTTGCAACAGCGGTTCGCCCAGGACTTGATAGGCCGTGCGCGCCGCCTTGCGTTCGGCGGTGTTGGTGTTCTTGGAGTTGTTCGGTCCGCTCAGCGCGGACAGACTGCTGACCAGATTGGCCGCGTTGCCCAAACCCGGACCACCCACTGCGGCCAGTGGCGACGTGCCGTAGCGCACACCACCGCCGATGGCCTGTAGCGCGGAATCGTACTTGCCGAAGCTGCCCGCCCCGGACAGGGCGCGCTCGACCTTCGCCCCGGTGGTCAGCTTGCGGCTGTCAGGACGGCTGAATGCGGCGTCTCGCGCTTCCCACACCGCCGCGCTGATCCCGGTCATCGCCGCCATGTGAGCAAGGAAACTGCCGCCCATCTTGGCGCGCTCGGCCACGCTCAAATCCTTGTCCGCCATGGCCTTACCCATGCGGTTGAGGATGTTCTTCTGCGCCGCGAAGTTGAAGGATTGGAGCTGGAACACGGTGGAGCCCAGCGGATCGCTGGCCCATGCCGGACGCGTGGACGCGGACGGACGCTGAATCGCCTGATCGACAAAACGCAGCATGGCGGTTTTGTACTTGTCCGCCATTGGCCCTTTCAGGTCCGCCGGGGTGGCGTGTTTGCCGTCCAGATCGCGCACCCATTTGGTGAAGGCTGGTTGATCCTTCGGCGCAATGCCCAGCTCGCCCAAGAAGCGTTCCGTTTTGGCCTTGCCTTGTCGCCCAGGTGCAGACAGACGTTTCAGAAAGTCCATGGCTTGGCCGGTGGCTGTGGCGCGCTGGTAGTTGGTCAGGTGCTCCAGTCCGTTGCGCCCGAAGAACTTGGACAGCATGGCCGACGCGGCGCGCTGGGTCGGCTCACCCGCCGAAGCGCGCGCCGCCATGAGGCTGTGCTGGCCACTGCCGCCGATAACCCCCGCTGCGCTGGCTACGTCGAAGGTGTTTTGCAGCTTGTTGGTCCGCCCGGACTTGCCGCCCACAGCGGTGCGCACGGAGTTATAGGCGTGCTCACCCATGGCCTTGAGCGCGGTGGGGATGTCGTTCAACTCGCCCATGGAGGCGCGCAGGCTGGGGGTCAGCAGCTCCGTCATCGAGCTGAGCGCGGACTTCTCCATGCTGCCCAGCGTGGTCGCCGTCTTGACCGCGCCCAGCGCGTTACGCACACCGCTGCCCAGCTTGGAATCACTGATCCCGGCGCTGGTCGCCACCAGTTTGCTCATTTCGCCCAGCACGCCGCTGACTTCCGGGTCTTGCTTGCGCATGGCGTCGGTGATGGTTTCCCAGTTGCTGAAATTGTCACCGAAAGGGACGTGTTTGCCATCGATGGTAACGCCTGACTTGGCAATCTCGGCGCGCTGCACGGCGCGGTGCAGGTACGTCGAGAGCATGGCCGGGATTTCCTTCACGTAGAAGTCATCCAGATGCTTGGCCGCATCCTTGGAAAAGGCCCGCGCTTTCATGTGCGACGGCGTAGCGCCGCCGCTGGCAAGGTTTGGGGTGCCAGGTTTGGCAATGTCGCCGTTCACTTCCCGCTCCCAATAGGCCTCGGCGGCTTTCTGCGCGTCCGCGTCCGTCATGCGCGGATTGTCCTGCTGGTAGGCTTTCTTCGCGGCTTTGAGGAAGCTGCCACGGTGGCCAGCGACCTTGCCGTTATCGAGCACGCGCTGGAAGTAGCCTTTCACCTCGCCCACGTCCACGCCTGCCTCTTTCTGATAGGCGAGCATTTCCTTGTAAAACGCCTCGACTTTCTTGGCGGCCTCACCTAGCAAGCCACGGCGCGGCGTGTTGGGGTTTTCCACCAGCTTGATGATCTGCGCTTGGGCTTCCGGGGTGTTGATCTTGTTGTCACGCAGCCAGTCGTCCAGCGCCTCGATTTTGTGCTCGCGCGGGTTGGTCTGTTGCTGACGGCGCTCGTCCAGACTGGCGCCCTTGCCTTTCTTGTCCCCGGCTTGAACGTGCAGTGCGTCCGCGATCTGCTCGCCAATGTCGCCCTTGAACGGCTTCAACAAGCTGCGCAGGTTGCTGTCCGCGTCCGTCGCGTACCGGCGCCATGCGTCTTTGACGACGCCGCGCTTGGTCGGGCTCTCCCGGCTAAACAGGTCACGGGTGGCCGCTGAAAGATCCTTGGCCACGTCGCTCATTGAACTCTTGTCATCGCCGTGGAACAGGCGGCGGTACAGCCATTTCAGCGGAGCCTTCGCCCGGCTCGGCACGGCGCCGATGTCCAGCAAAGTGCCTTGGCCGTGGCTGGTGGCCACGTCCGCCGGACGATCACTGCCGGACAGCTTGAAGTCATCACGATCCTTGTCGGCCTGAGCCTTGTCCTCGGTCGCCTTACGGCTCTCTGCTTGCTCTTTGTCCTTGGCCTTGGTGTCTTTCTCGCGGGTGGCGCGCTCGGCCTCGGTTTCGCCTTTCAGCTCCAGATCCGGGGCTTTCTCAGCCTTGGCCTTGTCCTGCGCGCTTTTTAAAGAAGCCTCTGCACGCGACACGCCTTCGTCCGCCATGCGGCCACCGAGGCCGCGAAGGTTTTCGGACTCGCGCCGGGCCTTGCTGCTTTGCAAATGCAGCTCTGCGATTTTTACCTGCTCGGCAGGCGTAAGGTCTTTCATCAGGCGGTATTCGCCCTGCTTGGTGTGCGTGATCTTGCGCATTTCGGCATAGGCGTCGTTGGCCTCCTGATCCAGCTGCCGCACGCGCTCCGCATCTACAGCGGACCCCGCTTTTGGCTTGGCCGGTGCAGGCTCAGGACGCGGTGCGCGCGGCGCCTTGCGCTCGCTCAGTGCCTTGGCCAGATCGTCCACGATGTTCTGCTGACGTTCGGTCAGGGGCTTACCCTTGCCAGACTTGGAACGCGCGATCAAATTGCGCGCCTGCTCAGGTTTGGTCTTGTACGCGGTCAGCACGGCATGGATGTCGGGATTGCTCGACGCCCATTTTGTCCGCGACACCTTGCCTTCGTTGTCGCGGTTCAGCTTGCCGCCCACGGTGTCCCACTTGGTCCCAGCCAGCTCGCGGTCCAGTGCGTCCAGCACCTCCGGCGGCTGTTTTCCAGGCACAGGGCTGACGTCTGGCGTGGTTTCAGCGGCGCGCGTCTCTGGCGCGCTCTCAGGCGCCTTACCGCTCACAAGGTCGTCGTATTCCTGTTGCAGCTTGGCGGTTTCTTCGGGCGGGTCGAACGCCTTGGACGTGGCAATTTCGTGATCGAGCGCAGTAACGCGGCGCTGCTGATCCGGCGTCAGGTGATCGAGATTTGGTTTGTCCGAAGGCGCGGCGGGCTGCTCGCTCTTGGCAAAGGCCCGCTCCAGAATGTCGTCCGGTCCGCCCGTGCGTTCATCGCCTAGCGCGCGGACTGGCCCTGCCTCGGCGGGCGCTTCTGTGGGTTGTTTAGGCGCCGGGGTTTCTGCCGGACCTTCCAGCTTGGGCTCCACGCGCTCGCCTTCAAACAAGTCACCCGTGCGGCCTTCTTGTGGGGCTTCAGGTGCGCCCGGACGCTGGCCCGGTAGATACTCACCGCGCAGACCGCCGACCGATTTCGAGCCAATAACATCAACCGAACGACGCGGCGCGGGTTGCTGGCTTCCGACACCGGGCGCGGGCTCTTGAGAACGCGCAGCAAGATCCTGTGCCATGCGGGGTGTGATTTCGTCTGCATTGGGCGCCCCCGCTGAGTAGTCAGGTTTCAGATCCGGCTCCCACGCGCCAAGGTCTTTCTCGCGGCGTTGACGGCGAATGTCGGCAATGTCGAACGCTTCCTTGGCGAACTGCTGGCTGTTGGCTTTCTCGCCTGCGGCGCGCTCCAGATCCGGCGTCATGCCCTCGCGCGCGGCAGCGGTGCGCGCACGCTTGAACGCATTCACTGCGCCCAGCGGGCTCAAGCCCTGCTGCTGGTACGTGGCCACAGTGCGCATCATGTCTTCGTCAGGCTCGATCCCGGCCTTGCGTAGCAGTGCTTCGGCTTCGCGCAGCGGTGCCAGGGTGTCGGTGGTGGCCTGCCGTCCGGTTGGATCGCGGACCGGCTGCGTACCCTCGGGAATCTCGATCCCCTCCGGCCCGACCTGCACTTGATCGCGTGGCCAGATATTCGCCTCGTTGTTGAACAGCTGGCCCAGCTCGCTCTCGGTCTGGTTGCGGGCTTTGTACTGCTCAGGGGTCAACCGCTGGCCGGGCTGCGGGATGGTCTGCGACGGCGGCAGGTTCGTGCCGGTGTTCTGCGCAACCATCTGCGCTTGGAACTCGGGATCTTCGGCCACGCGCTGGCCTTGCTCGGATACGGCCTTGGTCTGGTTGAACAACTGCTCTGCATCAATGCCCTGCGGCTGCACCGTAGGCGCTTGGCCCCGGCGAGCCAGCACGTTTTTAGCGCCCCGCCATGCGTCCGGCGCAATGTTCAGACCGCCGCCCATCAACCCGCCAAGCCCCATGGACAGCGCGGTTTGCTCAGGGCTGTACTTGTCCTGCGCGCCGGTCTGCGTGGCCACGTACTGGTTGATTGGATCGGTCGCCCCAGCCATCAGCGCATTCACGCCCGCGCCCTTGGCGAAGGTACGCGCAACCGTGGCACCACGCCCAACCGGGACAAAGCCCTCTGGCGAGAGCAAGGTGGGTGCGGCTTCCGCCGTGCCGGACACCAGCGCTCCCGCGATCTGTCCGGGCAAGCTGTCCGCCGTGGTGAAGGACGGCACGGCCTCGGCGGCGGCAAAGTCTGCCAGCCGGTTTTGCTGATAGTCCGCCAGCCGCGCCGCGCCTTCCTGCTCCAGTCCGCTCGCGCGCTGCTGCATTTCGGCGGGGCTCTGGAAGATGCTCGGCTGCTGGGCCTGTTGCGCCATACGCTGCTGGAACGGGGTTTTCGGCTGCACCTGGGGCTGCTGCAAATCCGCCGCTTCGCGCAGCCGCTCGGCCTCTATCGGCATTGGCAGACCAGCGCGGCCCGCCTCGACAAAGTTACCGGCCAACGTGTTTTTCGACCATGAAACGGGCGCCATCGTCTTGAAGGCTTCCCACTCGCCGCCGGGCGTACCGCGCACAATGTTCCTCGCGGCCTGCACGCGCGGATCGCCCGCAAAGCGCTGCGCCAGTGAAGGCGCAGCGCCGGGCTTGACGGTGCCGTCGTCCATCACCACCGGACCGGCGGACGCGGCGGGGCTTTCGTCCGGCAGATCGTCAAAGGACAGACCGCCAGCTGCGGGTGGAGCCGCGTACTCTTTGGCTTGGTCGTTGTGCAGCGATTCCGCGTAGGCCGTCGCATGCTCTGGCGTATCGAACGCGCCCAGGTGCTGGCCAGTTTTCAGGTACTGCTGAATCGCGCCCTCATTGCTGAGAATGCCGGAGCCGTCCGCCGCGACGGTGGGGATCAGGTATTCCTTACCGTCGAAGTTGGCTGACATCGAGCGCACGGTGCTGATTGAGCCGTCCGGGTTTTTCACCACCGGACGTTTATGCAAATCGATGTTGCCCGGCTCCAGCTGGCCCGCAAAAGTCTGCGCGACCGGGCTCTCGTCCGGCAGATCGTCAAAGGACAGCGCCATGGTCAAATCCCCGCTGCTTGAATTTCTTGAGGGCTGTGCCCGCCTTGCACCAGACGCTGGATGACCGCTTGCCGCGACTTACCGCTGGCCACGGCGTTTTTCGCGGCCACCAGATCGGGGTGCAGGCCACCAGCTGGCGCGGCAGCGGGTGCGGCGGCTGGCATTGGCATAGGCGCCGGGGCGGCCTGCGGTGCTGCGAATTGCTGCGCCAGATTCGGCAGCGGCGGACGCTGGCCAGCGGGCAAGGTGTTGACTTGCTCGGGCGTATTCGAGGAAAGCCACGGTTCTTGGGCAGGCGTAATGCTGGGCGCTTGGCCGAACACTTCGGCGGTGGCGCGCTGAATCGCGCCGTACTGGTCGCGCGGGTTTTGCTGGAGGTAGTGCGCGGCACGGGTGCGCACTTCGGCCAGATCGGCAGGCAATATCGACGGGTTAACCAGCCAACCTTTGTCATCTTGGGTGCTGCCCGGAAGGCTTTGCAGCAAGGCATTATCAAACTTGGCCGGGTCCACCGCGCTGCCGCCGCCGCTGCCAGTGGTCTTGTTTACGTCGTGCTCGGTGTCGAACTGCTTGGCCAAACGTGACTGGTCCGCTGTGTACTGCGTGCCCTCTAGCCCCTTCGCGTTGCGGTCCATGCCCACGTCATAATCGACATCGTTTTTGTCGAGCGCAGCCGCGTTTGTGAGGTTGTGGTAGCGCGTGTTCTCGGCGTTGGTGTTGGCCTCGGCGGTCTGATAGAAGCGGTTGCGCTCATGCCCCACAGCGGCCTGCGCGTTGGAGCCGTAAATCGAGGCGTTGTATTGCAGGTCATCGCCCCGGCGCGTGGTGTCGTTTTTCTGGTTGGCTTCGGCGGTCTGGCGGTCCTGATTGGCGTTAAAGCCCAATTGAGTATTTGCGTAATTACCACCGTTACCCATCGACAGCGTGGCTTGCACCATCGGGCTTACGGTCTCGCCTTGTGCTGCGCCGGACGCATACAGCGCTTCGTTGAAGCCGCCCATTTCCTTGAGGACGGACGGATCTGCACCGCGCATCAATTCAATCCCGGCGCCGCGATAATTGCCTTGTCCGTAAAGGTCCGCCGCTGTGTTGCGCGATGTCCGCGAATCGTTAATCACGTCGCCCTGGAGTTGTTTCAGCCGTGCGTTACTGGCGTAACCCTGAATTTGCAAGTCGCGCAGCGGGTTGGGCGCCATGGCCTGGAACACACTGCCCAGCGCGCCGATTTCGTTGCTGTAGGTCGGTACGCCGTTGGCGTAGAGCGGGTTTGCGAGAGTGGCCATGTCTTACCTCCGGTTCGCCAATAACGAACCAATGCCCGCTGCGCCTTGTGCGCCTTGCTGCTGTTGCCACCACGGCATGGCGCCCCCGAACAGACCGCCAAGCATGCCCGGCTGCGCCGTGGCGACTGGCGCGGCCTGCGACAGTGCGGCACCTGTGACGCCCGGCGTGAAGCCGGACAGGTTGCCGCTGTAACCGGCGGCGGTCGCACCTGTGGCCCCTGCACCAGCGGCACCCGCTGCGGCTGCGCCCATGCCGGGCGCACCGAAGCTGCCGTACATTTGCAGCGCGGTCCCTAGCAGTTCCTGATTGCGGCCCTTGCCCGCTTTGCTGGCCATCGCCGCCTGCACTTCGCCGGGCAGGAGCGACGAACTCATGCGGCTGAATCCGCCGAGCATGTTGATCTTGCTGCTCGCGTCTTGATTGAGGATCTGATTGCCCAAGCCGACATCGCCGTAAGACTGGAGCCGGGCGCGGGCATTGCCGATGCTGCGCACGTCCGCGTCCGCCTTGGCGCGCTGCTTGGCGGTCTCTTCCTGCACGACCTTGGGCTGGCCCATGGTCGATTCCGCCGGGGCTTGGTAGTCCGCCGTGCCTTCGTCGCCCGGTAACGTGGTGTCGCCTTCGTAGGCCGCTTCGCGCTTGGCAGCGGCTTCGGCCAGCGCAGCCTCCTGACTGGCGCGCGTGGCGTTGTTCAGCGCCGGGTTGAGCGCTTCCTCGCGCTCTTTGCTCAAGCTCTGCTGACGCAGCACTTCGGCGTTTTGCGCATCTTCGGCGGCGTTCTCCATCGCGGTCTGGCGACGTTTCTGCGCGTTAACCTGCAAGGCCGTGCCCGCGACCATGAGCCCAATGGCGACTGGATTGCACATAGCCTTATCCTACCTTGCCCGACGTGCGGCTGAGGGAGTTCGTGTAGGAGTCGCCGCCAGTGGCCTTGCGGATCGCGTCCGCCGTCTGCTGATTGGACAGGTAGGTGCCCAAGCCGGAGGCCACGTTGCTGATGACCGGAGACAACGGGGAGAACGTCGGCATGGCCGAAGCTGCCGCGACTTGGCTCTGCGCGACGTTGGCCACGGCGTCCGGGTCCGCCGTCGCTTGCAGCATGGAAACCAGATTGGCTTTCTGCTGGGCCATTTCCGACTTGGCCTTGTTCACGTAGTCCTGCCCGGTGTCGTAGACGCTCTGCTGCTGCAAGGAATAATCCTTGTTCAGCGCGGCGGACTTGGACGCGGCCAAGGACGAGCCCAAGTTGCCGCCACGCGACAGCGCGTAGGTCAGCGCCTTGCGCTGATCGGCGTACTGGTCTTGCAGCTGCGGCATGGCGTAATCGACGTAGGCTTGCTTGCGCTTGTTAAACACCGCGTCGTCAAAGCCGCCCTGGTGCTCTGTGGTCGTGCCCGTGTACAGCTCGTCTGGCACGTCCTCCCAGTTGCCATTGTTGAGGTACTGCAAGTGCGCGAATTCCGGCCCTTTGCCCGGATGGGACGTACCGGCCCAGCGCACATTGCCAAAGTTGTTGTTTGACGCATTGCCGTTCTGCACGTTGTAGACCTTGCCCGTCGCGTCATAAAACGTGCCGTCGCCAATCCCTGCCGTGCTTGGGTTGATGGCCCCGGTCAGGCCCGCCGCCGGGTTGTATCCGGTGTACAGCTGGTCCGGCAGGTTCGCCCATGACTTGCCCGCACCGTATTGCATCACCGCGCCCGGCGTCTGCCTGCCCGGACTGCCGCCAGTCCAGCGCACATTGCCGAAATAGTTGTTGCTGGCATCGCCGTTTTTAACGCTGTACGCCTTGCCGTCCGGTCCGTAGAACGTGCCGTTGCCAAGCCCTGCCGCGTTCGGGTTGATGGTGGCGCCGGACAGCTGTTGCGACATGTCGCGCCCGCTGTAAATCTCGGACGGCATGTCGGTCCAATTGCCGTTGTCGTTGTACTGCAAGCGCGCAGCGGACGGCGGCGTGCCCGGCGAAGCGGTGCCCGTCCAGCGCACATTGCCATTTCCGCCGTTGCTCGCATCGCCGTTGGCCACGGTGTATGCGCGACCGCTCTTGTCGTAGTAGGTGCCGTTACCCACGCCGCCCGCTAGTTTCGGGTTGAAGCCGCCCGTGACGCCGGTAAAGACGTCTTTGCCGTTGAAAATCTCGTCGATCTGCGTCATACCCTGCCGGATACGCGCTTGCCGGGCTTCTTCTTGTTCGCGCTGGTAGTCCACCGCGTCGTTGCTGCCGCCGCCACCGCCGCCACCGCTCATGGCTGCACCTCGATTTCGTAGAGTTGTTGAGCGGGCTTGTAGCCCAGCTGCTGCGCGCGACGTGCCCAGCCGATCCGCTTGGAAGCGAATTGAACATGGGAGCACCCCAGCTGCGCGGCATAGCGTTTACAGGCGGCGAACCCTGCCTCCAGTGCGTCCGAGCCAACGCCCGGCACTGTGTACGCCAGAAGCACAAACAACTTGCCGAGACTGCTGCGGGTGTCGATCTGCTTGCGGCAGATGAACACGCCAGCGGGCTCGCCGTTGTCCGAGACCACAAACAGCACCCAATTGCCCGCCATGATTTCGGCGTACAGGGTCGGTGCGAAAAACGGTTCGCCCTCGCGTTCGCTGATGCGCAGGCAACCGTCCGCGATCAGCGGATAGGCGCGCTGGATGTCGGCCAGATCCACCACGGGCTTACACTGCATGGCAGTTCTCCGGGTAGAACACGTAGGTCGCAAAGGTTTCCCCGTGCCGCCCCATGCGTTCGTTGACGGACTCGCGCAGTCCGCCCAGGTGTTCCAGCCATTCGCAGGCCACAACGTTCTTGACGGCTACGCGGCACTCGGCGCGGCGAAAGCCCCGGTCGATCATGGCCGGTATCATTTCCTTGAGAACCAGCTTGGTCGCGGCCTTGACGATTTCGTTGCTGCGCGTGGTGCCCATGGCCCATGGCGCCCAAAAGCCCGGCCACACCTCATACGCCCCCACCAGAAACGTCGGCTCGCTGTCGTCCGTGCCAAGGCACCAGAGAAACCCGTCGCCTTGCGTGCCGTGCAGCTGGTACGCCAGCTGGCCCGCGTCGTCGTCCCAGCGGGTAGCGAACACTTCCAGCCGGTCTTGCAGACGCAGGCGCTCGCAGACGTGCAGCATGTTTTCGTAAGTGGCTGGCAACCGGGTCATGATTTCTCTCCCTGTCCGCTGAAATGAATCATCAGGTTGGCCAGACGGGCATAACCGCGCGCCCGGCTTTTCAGCGTCAGGCTGAAGTGCGTGGACTGCCCAACCACCACGCAGCGGCCCCAGCTGCCATACGTGGAGTCCTCCAGAATGCCGACCAGCTCCGTCACTTCCGGCTGCTGCGGATCGAGCGCAAGGAACACCGACCAAAAGCCTTCTGCGCCTGTGTCCACGGCTTCAAGATTTTTGGTCTGTCCGGGCTGTCCGGCGTCGAGGAACGGCAGCTGCACTTCGTATTCAAATTCCTCGTTGGCCGCGTATTCCTGTCCGGTCTGTCCGCCGTACAGGCACAGCCGGTCGCCCACGCGCGCGATGATGCTGCGGTGGGAAACGGCCAGATCGGTGACGGTGCGCGAGCCGTCCGTATCGCCCAATTCCTCCAGCACGTAGGTGGTCCACGCGCTGACTTTCGAGCCGGGGAAGTGGCTGAACACGTAGATGGTGGGTCCGACCGCCAAGAGATAGCGGCCCTCGAAAGGCTCCGTCGTCGCCACGGCATCGCGCACCAGTGTTTCGTCCAGCGCGTGCGTGTACTCCAGCACCTCGCCATCAATCGAGCTGCCCACGTCGTCCGCGCTGGCAAGGTTGGACGAGTCGCGCGCCCGCAAAGAACGAATGCCGGACTCGGACAGAAAGAACACGTCTTGCTCGCCAAAGGCCGAGAGGGTTTTCGGGCTGTTGGTGCCGATGTTTATCAGCACCTGAATCTGCGCGTTCTGCGCTTCGTCCGCATCGACGGACCAGATCTGCGTGTTACGCCGGGATAGCACGGCCATTTTGTTCTGGTAGACCGCAAGCCCGGTCAGCTGGCTGGAACCGCCGTCTTGCGTGGACATGTTGACGAACCCGGCGCCTGTGGTGCCGGTGTCCCATTGGGTCGGGTCCGGGCGCGGCGGATCGCCGGTAAAGCCAGAGAAATACATGAGGCTCTGCGCCACGGCATACATCTTGTCGCCCAAGGTCCGCACAAAGGTGGCGGTGCCGGACGCCCCGGCCTGCACGCTGATGACGGCGCCGTTGATGTTGACCTGGAACAAGTCCGGCACTTCAAAGGTGCCGCCCACAGTAAACGTCACCACTTGTGACATGCCGGTCACGGGCGTTACCCCGCCCGACATTGTGGCCGGTGTGCTCAGCGTGACGTTACCAGCGACCACGCTGGCTACCGGGAAGGCGTTGGGGCCAGCGCCTGCGGTGTCGGACGTGATGATGACATTGGCGCCGGACGCCAGCGCCGAATAGTTCGGCAGCGTCAATTGGCTGTTGATCTGCTGGGCGATGGCGGTTGCCGTGGTGCCGTTGGCACTGCGCCAGTCCACCGGCACTGTCAGCAGTTCCACGTTGTTGACCTTGATTGAGCGTATTTGGTTGACGCCCTGCGCTTCCGTGCCGCCGGTCACGGTTATTGTGGCTGTGGCCTGCTTGGCAGCCACGCCCGCGACAGCGGCCTGATTCAGCGTTGGGGACAGCGAGTCGTCTGGATTGGCGCCGTGGTTGTAACTGGCAGAGCCGTAGGTGAAGGCCACGCCCGGCACGTCCGCCGTGACCACAGCGGACGTACCCGTGGCAATCGCGCTGATCCCGTCCATGGCATCGAGCTTGGCCGCTAGCGCTGTGGCGATGGTCTGGTTGCTGCCCACGGACGCGGCGATGGCGTCCCAATCGGTGACGCGCACGCCGTCGAAGTAGTGGTAGATCGAGCCGTCCCCAAACTCCGCGACCACATAAATTTTGCCGTCGAAGTTGTCCGTGCTGAGGATCTTGCTCAGGTAAGCGCCGGTCGGGCTGGCCAGGTATTGATAAATCACCCCGGCAGGCGTGACCACGTTAGGGACCGAACCAAACACGTATATCTGCCCGCGCACCGTGGCCACGCCGCACGTCTGGCCCGCTGGCAGGGTGTAGACCGGCACGAACTTCTTGCGTACCTCAACCTCACCGCCTCGCGTCAGGTGGACATTGCGCGCCACACGCAGCGAACCGGGCGCTGCCGTGAAACGGCTTTTGCGGGTGTCCAGTCCGGCGATAAAGTCGGTGATAAGTAGGTACGCCATTACTCAAGTCCCCGGCGCTTTGATCGTGATCGGCACCCATGGGACTGGCTGCCCGGCGGCAATCGGGTACACGCGCTTGCGCTGCGTGTTGCCCTTGATGCGCCGGTAGTGCGCATCCGCCATCGCCAGCACGGTTTCGGCGGATGGGTCTTTGGCCTTCTGTAGCCACTCTCCGGCAGCGAACAAGACGATCAGCCTGTCATCGAGCACGGCGCGGTCCGCGTCCTCGCGCAGCGGCGGCAGTTTCATCATGCCGGTGAAGCGCAAAATGCCCGTGCTGTTGGCGGGCATTGGCCAAACCTCGTATTGGTTGTCCTCGTAGTATTCCCAGGCGCAGACCGGATCGCGGCGCTCGTCCAGCTCGCCGTCGCAGTCGTTGCGCATCCACAGATCAATGCCGTACAGGACCGGGCGCCATTGGCTGTCCGCCGTTTCGCGGACCTTCGTTGCTTCCAGTCGGTCCGGGTCCAGCTCTGGCGGAAAGCTGTAGTAGCGCTCCCCGGCCTTCAACACCTCGTCGCGCTGCATGCGCAGGAACGGCCACGACCAATCCGCGTACAGGACTTCTTGGGTCCGGCGCAGCTTGGTCTTGATCGACTCCAGCGCGTTTTGTGACATCGCGGCAGTGCTGGCCATCCCGGCTTCATTGCGAAATTCAACCACCAGTTCGCCCAGCGTCGTGCCGCGCATAGTCGTTTACTCCGTCAGTTGCGGGTGCTTGCGCGGACGTCCGCCAAGGTTGCGCGCTTGCGGCGCGTCACCGGGCTCTTGTGGCTCTTGTTCGTCCGGCACTGGCGGGTAATCGTCGTCATCCTCGCCTTCGTCAAAGGCGGACTGCTCGATGTCGGCCAGCTTGGTCGGCACGCTGGGGTTGCGTCCGGGGTAAACGGCCTCGATCAACGAGCCGCCTTCTTTGGTGACGTTGGAATTGGCGTAGTCCATGCGCAGCCGGGCCAGATCCTGAGCGGGCTTTTCCCGGCCTACAAAGGTGGGCTTGATGTTGCCCACGGCGTCCGGTCCGTGGATCGCGCGCAAGAGCGCGATTTCAGCCACCGTCACGTCCGTTTTGTGTACGGACGAATTGCGGTCGCCATCCAGATAAACGATGCAGGAGCAATGTTGCATGTTGGAACCCTCGGCTATAAGTAGGCGCGCGGATACTCAAGGTCTGACAGCTAACGACTCACCCACGTCAGCTGTCAGTTTTGCCACTTGAGTATCCGCGCAAATACTCAAGCGATGGAGAACACAGCGCTTGTATTCAACTGCTTAGCGGCCAAACCGCCCGCCCAAGTCCAGCTGCGATAGATGACCATCTTGTCAAAAGGACGAGCCGGGTAATGCTTCTTCATGTCCTCGCCTTCAATCGGCATGAGCTTGAATTTGGACATGTCGATGAAGTAGCAGTATTTCGATTTGCCCACCGCATCCAGCGTTGGGTCGTACTCGAAAGTCCCGAGGCCGGCGAGGGTCAGCTTGCCCACGCCGATGTCGCCGCCGCTGCTAAAGCCGGTCTGGCTGTACACGCCCTTCGCCGCATACTCCAGCTCCAGGGCGTCCAGAAAGGCCGAGCCGCAGAGGATTTTGTATTTGGGGGTGCCGTACTTGGTCATCAGGCGGACCGCTTTACGCATGGTCACGGTCAGCATTTGCGTGGCTGGGTCCGACGCGATCAGCAGTCCGGCGACGTTGCGCCACAGTGGCTGGGTCGCGCTGTCGATGCCGCCGACAATGCCGGTCGTTGGGTCGTCGCGGAGAAAATACGGAATGCCGGGAAACACTTTTGCGGACTGACTGCCATCCTTCCAAAGAATGTCATTGAAGCCAGCGGCCCAGCCTTCGGCGGCGTCTTCCAGCTTGGTTTGCAGGATGTTGGCCAGCATGGTCACGTCGCGCGAGCTGTGCTCACTGGTCTGCGCGCCGTTGGTGTCCACGATGCTGATACCGTCGTGCAGCAGCTCGTCGGTGGTCATCGTGATGCCCAGGTGCAGCATCTTCCAGTTGTAGCTCGCCACCTTGATTGGCGTAGGGTTCACGAAAGTCAGCGTGTCATCGCTGTTGAAACCCTGAATCGCGCTGAACGTCTGGAAGATCGGACGGACCGTGATCGCGCCCTTACCGCCGGGAAACGACTTCTTGTTGTTCATGAACGCATCGAGCAGCGGCTTGGCAGTGATGTGCTGCGCAAACGTCTTGCCTCGCTCCCACGCATAATCGATGGCGGCGTTGGCAATGTTGTCGATGACGGCTTGGGTAAGCGCCATGATAGGAACCTCGCAGAGTTATTGCGGTGTAAACCCTGCGGCTATCAAGCAAGCTTCCTCAAAATTACGCGGTTCGGCCTTGACGTTCTGGCTGTTCCCGGTCCGCTGTCCGGCGGTGTTCTGCCGGACCTCGGGGCGCTTAATCATGCCCCGCAGACTTTTGGTTACGTTGTCATAGGCCATCTTCGCCAGCTGCACCGCTTGCTCTGCATTCTCGACGCGGTATTGCGTCTGGAGCGCCTGAAGCTCACGGACCACAAAAGGCTCTTTCTGCGCGTAATCTGGATCGCCCTGCCGGACCTGCGTTTCCCATGAAGCAACGGCTTGCGCCATCTGCCCGCGTACAGCCTGGAATTGCTGCTGTGCCTGTTGCTCTTGTTGCTGGACCGTTTGCTGTTGGTGTTGCTGTTGCACGCGCACGTCGTTATTGCGACGGAACGCCAGCTCACGGGCCACGTCCTCGGTCACGTAGCCTTCATCGACCTGTTGTTGCAGGTCTTGCGGCAGGGCGTGGCCAAGGAACTGATTCAACATTTGCAACTGGTCTAACAGCGCTTCCCGCGCGGCAGCCGGGTCGGCTTTCATCAGTGCCATGATCTTGAAGCCGGTTGTCACCTCAGCGGGTGACAGCTGGTTTTCGCTCATGTACTGCTCGATCAACCCGTATTGATTCGCTGGTTGACGCAGCGTGTCGAGTTCGCGGGTGGCGCCTTGCGCCTGTTGGCGATACTCGTTACGTGCCGCGACCATTGCTTTCCAGCGCGGGTGTTTGCCGAAGCCTTCGCCCCGGTCCTCGCCTTCGTCTTCCAGTTCCGGCTCTTTCGGAGCCTCGGCTTTCGGGTCTGGCTTGGATTTGTCCGCGCCGTCCGCCTTTGGCGTGTCCGCTGGAACAATCGGGTCTGCCTCTACAGGCTTCGCCTCGTCAGCTGCCTTGCGTGCGACTTCAAGGAATTCCGCGTCTCGCTCAGCTTCGGTTTGTTCTACGGGTTGTACGTCAGTGACGGCAGCTGACTCGGCGGGGCTGGCCGAATCTACGGGTGACGGGTCCGTGGCTTGTTCTTGCCCTACGTCTGCGGTGTCCAGTGGCGAATCTGACATGTCACGCCTCACGATGAGTATTTAAGTAAATACTGTCTGAGGCACAGTGTAGCCAAACATGAAAACCCCGCAACAGGAGGTTTTCGCCGCTATGCTGGTTTTGGTTGGTAAGGTCGATGAGGCTCTTTCGATGGAACAGCAACCGCTTGACCGCGTGATCGCGGCACTGATGCGACAAAACGGGGTAACGCGCGAAGACGCGGCGTCCCAGGTACACGACTTTTTGGGGAAGGTGGACGGCTGGATGCAGGAGGGGGTGAACGTGCTGGACCTGTTCATGACCCGGTTCCAGCTGCACGAAGACTATCTGCTGGATTTGTTGTTTAGCTAACTGATCCAATCGCTGCTGCGTTAAAAGTGGCAGCGATTGGCCAGCAACCTCACCGAGATTTCAAGCATGGCAACGTGGCTCATTGAGATTGACGACCTAAACGGTATGTCCAAGGCCGACACCACCGAATACATCACCACGGCCATTCGCGCCTGGGCGAACGGCGACAACCCCGACCACCCTTTCTACGGCAGCTTTCTGAGCGCTGAGCGCAACGGTGTTCTGCACGTCCGCGAGCTGACGGCAGAGCAGACGCTGAAAGTGAAAACCGCACTGCGGCGGATCGGCTGATGGGCGAAGTGCTGCGTCTGCCCCGTCCGCGCCGTTACCCGGTGAAGTGGTCCGCCGTCCGCTACAGGGACTACATCGAAATCACCATGGAATGGCGGACCAAGGACCGCGCTTTCTGCACCACGCAGCTGGTGCAGGTGTCCGAATGGAAAGCGATCAGGAATCAGGCGTACCACTTTTGGGCGCTGATCGAGTTCCTGAAAGACATGGCCATTGAACGCGGGGCGCGGTTCTAATCCATCAGCGCGACCATGGCCTGCGTGATCGTACAGCCGTGCTCCTTGGCGTACGCTTCAATCTGCGCCATCTTCTTGCCCTTGCTGATAGCCTTACCGGCTTCGCTGGACGCCTTGACCAGACTGCCGCCTGTACCGGTTTTCTTGAGCCCTGCGCCTTTCACGGCGTAGATGTTTTTATCCCCGAACAGCGCGGCGTTCGGGTTGTTCTTCGCGGTCCGTTTGTTCTTCTTGCGTCTCGCCATGATTCCCCTCCTACCAGATGTGTGCGACGGACAGTAGCTTGATAAGCACGCCGGTTACGGTCGCCACGGAGACCACCAAGCCGGTAGCTATCGCCATCGGGAACCAGAAGGTTTCGCGCGTCAGCTTGCCAGCCTCAGCGTGCAGCTTCGTGGTCTCGGCGCTGAGCTTCATGGTTTCCGCCATAAGCTTGTTGATGTTTGCGTGGACCTGCTCAATTTCTTCGGGGGTCATCAGCGTTCTCCGGCGGGAACATTTCCTGCTGTGGTTTGGTTTTTTCGGGCTTCGCCAGCTTCCTGTGCCAAGGGTCGTTGCCCTCGACTGGAGCCGCGACCATGCCGGGGATCGGGCTAAGCGGGTCGGTGGTCAGGTTGTCTTCGTCGGCGGAAGACACCAGCACTTGCGCGCGGAAAGAGGCCAGCCGCAAGTTATCGCGCTTGTCAGCCCAAGCCACGCAAGAGTTGACCACGTAGGCCAGCACGCCGCCGCGCTCGCTACCGATGCGGACGGCTTGAATCCACTTGTTCTGGACAAGGTACGCAAGGGCGCGCTTGACGGTGGACGCGGACAGGCCGGACAGCTCGCAAAGCGTGGCATGGCTGACGACGAGCGCGTTTGAGTTGTCCATGTGCTCGATGAGGATGTGCAAAATCTGGCTCGCACGCGGCTGCTTGCCTGTCAGCCTTGACCACTCGCCATGGGCTGCGCGCTCAGTCTGCACCCAGCTCCCGTGTGGCTTGTCTTCTACCAGTGCTTTTGCCATTTTCCTCACCGCGTTGATTCCTTGTGAGCTAAAGTATATCGATAGCCGGTTATTCGTCAATAGTGGCTGCTAGCTCCCAAAGATGACCTAAGTTAGGTCAAACCCCGAATCTGACCTAAGTTAGGTCATTCATGGGAGCTATCGCGCAAATATGACCTAGGTTAGGTCAAAGCTATGACCTAGGTTAGGTCAACCCTTGACCTAACCCTAGGTCAACCCTTGACCTAACCCCCTCGCTGAAAGCCTTGATTTAGAGCCTTCGACAAATCGTCCTTTCTAATGATCTAGGTCCGCCCCACCCCTGACGCGCTTCGCTTGTCTGCCCAGCCGTGGCACGGCGCTGCTGCGCATCACCGCACCCCGTCCGGGCTTCATGAAAATTACGACAAACTGTAGCAGTGTTTTTGACACGTAAGTATTTGTGTGCATACTGTCACCTGCAAGTCCCTATTGCATCTGGCCGGACACCGGGGCTTTAGGTTGGTGGTTGTGCATGTGCTTTAAGCGTTTCCCTCACGGGTCGGGTTTCCGGGGTAGTGTCCTGATTCCCAACCGCCCCCATCGGTATAATGGGGACAAACTGCCCGCCCCTACTCTCTGGGGGCGGGTTTTTTGTTTGTGAGGATTGGCTATTCTGAGTTTGCTGCTGGAGCCGCTGTAGGCTGCAACAGTGGCCGTCTGGTCCGTTCTGCCCACACGGGGCGGACCGGACGTTAAATTCCCCCTATCCGGTTAGGACACGGCTCATGAGCTTCTACGAGGATTTCATTGCAGAGGGCCATGCCTGCGCTGGGTGCCTGGAGTTCTTTTTCGAGGAAGCGGTGGACGGCGTGCTGCATGGGGTCGGATACCCGCGCCTGTGCTCGCGGTGCCAGCGGATCGAAGAACAGCACCACTTGCAGGAACAGCAGAAAAATCCCGTAAATCAGCGCCCAGCACACAAGCCCCGCCGCAAAAATTAGCGCCCATTTCTTCATTGGCCTTGCCCCATTTGAACCACGTTACCCGGTGTCGTTGGCGGCTGTCCGCCCTGTGACGTCGCGCCCGGACCGGTCGATGGTCCGGCCTGTGGCGGTTTCTGGTTGTTGTTTGCGCCTTGCGGGCCTTGCTGCTCGGGCGGGGTTGGCCCACCGCCCGGCACCGCAGCACCAGCGCCTTGCGGCGGCTGATTCATTTGCATGATCGACGGCAGCGAACTGGCGAAGGCGTCCGTGATGTCCACGCGATCATCGAGGCGTTGAACCAGTTGGGACGCGATCCACTCAGGTTTGATACCTGGCACCTGCATGAGAAACGGCGCGATCTGCTGCATGTTCTGGATTTCTGCGGCCTTGTTCGGACGTCCGCTCGATCCCGCGCGGACAGTCAGGGTCAGGTCTTTGGCGATCTGTTCGCGGCTCAGCTCTGGCCACAGCGCGCCCGGACCGGCAATCTCCGTCGCCGTTTCGGGCGATAGCTCGCTCAGCAAGATATGGCTGGCTGCCTGCGCAATGGCCGTCAGGAAGTCGTCCAAGTCGTCGGCATTGCTCCCCTGCGCCGTCATACGCGACGATTCGGCAATACTTGACTCGGTAGCAGTGCTACTGCTTGTACCGCCTAGATTCGCTTCCTGCGAGCCCACAGCCTTGAGCACGTCCTCCATCGACGAGTTGACTTCGTACAGCTGCGGGTCAATGGGCGAGTAAGGTACACGCTGTAGCACGCTGTCGATGGGTGTCCCCGGCGGCAGGCCAGACAGTTCGACCAACGTGTGCGCACTGCTCCCTGTTAACGCTTGTTTGTCCGGTTCGTCCAGCAGTCCGCGCGCGACCGCATGCTTTGGCCGCGCCGCGTCCCGGTGCTCCTTCAAGCGCTGGCGGGCGACGTTGTGCTCTACCTGCATGTTGCGCATCAGGAACACGTCGGACGGTGGGAAAATGCACTCTTCGTCCTCAGTGGCGTTGAACACCAGCACGAACCACGGCCAAAAGGTTTCAATGGCCAGCGGCGGCGGTGCAGGCTTGACCACAAAGTCAGGGAAGCCTTCGCACAGGGTCATGGTCATGCCCGTGGCCTTGTCGTACAGCTCGTACACGGCGCACTGGCTGCCCTCGGCGCGCTTGCTCTCGGTGCCGTAGATCAGCTGTTGAGTCGCCGCGTTCTGTCCGCCGGACGTGTAGCCCGTGAAGTTCTGGCCGATGTCGATGCCATAGACCTCTTTCACGTCGTCCGGGGTCAGCATGTACTCCTGCGCCACCCAGCGCGCGCCCACGAACCCCACCAGCTGGCGGCAGCACGGATCAACGATCAGGGTTGTTGCACCTGGGAACTCAAAATCGAGCCCTTCCTTGACCAGCACTTGCTCCTGCTCCTGAATCGCCGTCGCCATGGAAAACAGCTCAGCGGCTTGGGCGTCGTCCTTGTCGATCTTGTCAGCTTGCAGCGCCAGATTGATGCGCTCAGCGCGGCGTGCGGGCTGGGTTACGTCAGTCACGCGCTCAACGTCACCGGGCAACTTCTGCATCAGCCGGTGATAGCCCAGCTTGCAGTAGCCCACGCCCGTAACGACGGTCCGGCGGACCAGCTGTTTCATGCTGGTTTTGAACGGAATCTGCTGCTCTTGCACCTGCCACTCGTAAACGATTTCCAGCGTCTTGCCGATCTTGTCCGCCTGCATCCGCCGCTCCATGCCTTGCTGCACGTCTTGCAGGAAGGCTTGCGCCATGGCCATCGCCTGCGGCGGCACCGGCAGCGGCTGGCCCGTCATCGGGTCCACCTGATTCATCGCCTGCTGCGCCTGCATGATCGATTCGGGGTTGCCGTCCCACATCTTGAAGTCCAGCGACTTGCGCCGCGTGGCAATGGTCGTCGGGTTTTTCGCGTAGAGCCCGGCAACCTTCTGGTTCACCTGACGCAGCGTGATGTTGCACACATAGCGGGTGTCTTCTTCCTGCTGCTGGGGCCATTGCTTGCCTTGGGAAAAGGCCATGTCGTCGCGCATGCGCTTGAACACGGGCGCCCATTTGGTCTTGGCCTTCTTGATGCGGCCCATCCACTGCCGGACCAAGGCACGCTCAGCCTCGTTCGCATCGCCCTGCGGACTGGCGGACGGCTGCGGCTGTCCGCCTTCTTCCGGGCTAGGGGGAGGCGGGGTTGTCTCCCCCGGCAGCGGTTGGTCTTCATTCGTTTGCATGGCGCGCACCTTGAGTATTCAAGTAAATACGTACTCTAGTGTAGATAGCGGTCGCCCTTCTCCGGGTTTTGGCGGCGCAGCCGCTCAGCGCTCTGCAAGATCCACTGGATCGAGCCGGACTGCGCCTGCCGGACGGCGGGCTGGGCGTTGTTGGGGCGGTGCAGGGTGTCGAGTGACAGACCGATCAGCGCCAAGAAGTCCACAAAGTCGTCATTGGCGCCGTTGGGGAAATTCAGCAGCTGGTCTATCGCGTCCTCGTACCAGGGCGCGAACTTGGGCAGGAACACCTTGCCCATGGCCCAGCGACCAGCAATCGCTTGGGCGCGGGTCTGCTTGTCCTTGGACGGCACGCGCTCGTCGATACTGATGTAGGTCTTTTCCTCGTTCATCCGCTTGCGCAGAAACGGACCGAGGGACAGCGAAATGTGCCCACGTTCCGCCGTCCACAGCAGCGGCTTGTGGCGCTGCATCAGGTCGAGCATGCCCTCCACCTGTTGCTCGGCGTCGAGTTGCCGCCAGACCAGATCCGGCAATACCCAAATGTTGTCGTCCAGATCCACACCGACCACGCCCATGCAGGTAGGGTCGCGGTTCGCCGCCAGACTGACCGCGTGGTCGGATGCGGCGTAGTAGCGCAGCTGTTTCGGCAGCTGGTGCGCGTTGTAGCCGTGAATCCCGGCGCGCTTGAATAAATTCCCCTCGGGGGGTGAGGGGCGGCCCATGTATTGAGCCGAAAAGCCCGCCGGGTCCAAGCGCCGCATTGATTCTAGAAACGCTTGCGGCGTCCTTTCGGGCCAGAGGATTTCCCCCGGCTCGCGGCCCATCGGGTCGTTGTCTTCGGCAAAAGCCGGAATGTTGATGACGGTCCACTTCGCGGCTTCGTCCGCGTCATAGTAGGGATTGCGCGGATTGGTCAGGCGCCCCACCAGATCGTCCTCATGCCAGCGGGTCATGCAGATGACCACGCGGCCTTGAACGCCCATGAGTCGGGTCATGGCCACCTGAGAGAACCACGTCCAGATTTGATCCCGAATGATCTTGCTGCGCGCTTCCTCGGAATTTTTCAGGATGTCGTCGATCACCAGCAGGTCAGCACCCTTACCGGTCAAACCGGCGTTGCGCCCGGCGAAGGTCAGCACGCCGCCGCTGTTGGTCTGGATGCGGTCCGCCGCCGCGTTGCCTCGCCGCAAGCTGATACCGGGGAACACTTGCTGATAGAAGGCGCCGCGCATGATGTGCCGACATTCCCGGCCAAACTCAGTGGCCAGATCGTCGCCGTAGCTGGTGACGATGGTTTGCCGGTAGGGATCGCGTCCGGTGAACCACGTCGGAAACTTGCGGCTGACCAGCTCGCTTTTGCCCACGCGCGGCTGCATGCACACGATCAGGCGCAGAATCTCGCCACGCTCCACCGCCATCAGCTGGTCGCAGAGAAAGCGGTGGATCTTGTGGGCGTCGTAGCGAGAGGCGGCGGGGTTGTCCGGGTCCAGCGGGTCCGGCATGGACAGCTGGGTGTACATCAGCAAATCGTCCTGGCAGCCGCGCAAGGTGAGCAGGCGCTTGGCGGCGAACAGCTTGCGCTCGTAATCCGCCACTTCGCGGTCCGCCGCTTGCTGTGCTGCCCGGATCTGCGCTGGTGTACTCATTGGGGCTGGCCGTTAAGTATTTACGTAAATACGTAATAGCACAGTCCGTCGCAGTCAGGGCTTTTCCTTATCATCCGGGTGCGGGCTGCGGTCGTAGCGCTCCTTCACTTCCAGCACAATCAGGCGCTCGATGACTTGCCGCTGGTTGTCGCGCACCGCGTCCAGCAAGCTGATCTGGCGGACCACAAAAAACTGGATGCCGCCGACCACCAGCGACACCACCACCAGACCGCCGACCAGCTTATTACCGAACTTGCTGGCAGCCTCGGACCGCTCCCGCAGTTCATCGAGTTGACGCTCAAAGTGCTTGAGGATCAGCTCGATGGACTCCGGGGTGAGGCTCATTTGCGGGCTTTCTTGCTCTTGGTGGCCACGGCGGACGGGGCCATCACGCCGGACGCCTGCATGGCAGCGAGCAAGCCGTTGTACTTGGTGGCCAGCTCGTCATGCGCCGCTACGGCGGTGTTGTACGCGGTGGCCAGCGTCACCAGATCCACCGTCGCTGGATCATCCACGGCCTGCGCTACAAGGGTGACTACAGGTTGCGCAGCGACTTGGGACAGTCCGGGCGGCAGTCCGCCGCCTTCCCCTTCCTTTACGTAGGTGGTCTGGAACTCGCAGTTGTACTCACCAATCGGCAGCGGGTACGGCGCGTCCGCTGGCCACGTCACGTCCGCCGACGTCTCGGTGATGGTCACGGCCAGATCCGGGAACTCGCGGCTGTAGGCCGTCAGGTACACGGTCTGGTCCGCCAGCAGGTCGTCCGCCGTCAGTGCAGGCACGAACGGAAAGGACACCGTGCCCCCGGCGGCGATTTCTTCGGTGGTGTCCGTGGTCAAGATCACGGTGGGTTGGTTGATGTCGCTCATTGGGTTGCCCTCTCAGATAATCCAGATGGATTGTTTGGCCTCAACGGCCAGCCCTAACGCCTCTTCCAGCTCGGCCATGGTGATGCAGACCACGGAGTTGTCCGCCATGATCCAGTCCACCTCCCCGTCCGGCAGGTCGTTTTCCATGGCACGCAAGGTAATGACCATGCGCGCCTGACTGGCCTCGTCCGCCTGGAACACGTTGCCCATGCAGGTTTCCACGGTCAGGTGATCCATTTGCTCTTGGCGCGCGGCCTTGGCTTGCTCGCGGTTCATGGCGCAATCTCCGCGTCCGCCGTCCAGCTGAAATCGCAAGAGAAGCCCTGCGGTGCTGCGTTGATGGGCAAGACGGAAGCCAGCGCCGCGTAGGGGGTGTACGCGTTGTACGAGGGTGCGCTGGAGTTGGTCAGCGCACTGGACACCGTGGCCATGGCCGGTCCTGTGCGCTTGAGGGTGCGAAAGGCGATGGTCCCGCATTCGCCTGCCACGCTGCTGCCGTAGCCGCGAATGTAGCAGTCGCCGCGCTCGTAGTAGCGCTGGCACAGCTCGACTTGCAGGCCGAACGGAATCTGCTCGAAAGGCGTGGCAATCGAACCGCGCTCAAACTGAACGCCCGTCACCTGGAACTCGCCGCCGTCATTCCAGCCCGGAATGGCGCCGTAGCCACCCGGCATCACGTTGCCCATCACGGCTACGTCAAAACTCACAATCATGGAGTTGTGCGCGACCATCGTTTTACCCACCATCGACGGAATGGTGACGGGCACGGTGTAGCGCTTCCAAACCGTGCTGATAGGCACTTTGATGCAGCCTATCTCTACGCCGGGCGAAGCCCCGGCGCCGCCGAAGTTCTGCCGCAGACGAATCCCCACCGAACCGGCCACGGTGCGCCGGGCGTAGAAACTCACCACCGCCGGACCGGGTGGCACGCTTTGGCAGTTCTCGATGTGCTGGTAAAGGATCATCAGGCCGTTCGCGCCGCTGATGAGGCCCGCCATGGCGATGTAGCTGGTAATCCCGGCTTCGGCTTGGGGCAAATCACCAAACGTCACGCCGCGTTGCTGCGCGCCAGGCGCGGGAGCTGGCCCGAGCTGATTGGTCTGTATAACCCAGCGGTCCAAGCCATATTTGGCATCGTTTTGCGCGTAATTGATACCGTTGCCGCCGAAGCGCTGCGACATGTACATGTTGCCGTTGATGATGTAATTGCGCAGGGCGTAAGGCGCTTGCACCGTAGCCGAACCGCCCGGCCCGTAGGCGAACTGCTGTTGCTGCGCCGTCATCTGCGCTTGCAGATTGGCCATGTCCGTCGCCAGCTGCGCCGCGTCCGCGCTGCCGGGATTGATGACCGCGCCGAACAGCTTGATTGCCCAGGTGCCGGTGACGTTCAGCGGACGGGTTTCCGCCGCCAAGGACACCGAGGGGTTGACGTTGCCCGTGGTGCGAGTCATGTCGCCCTTGTTGCCATCCAGATTCAAGCCGGTGTTGCCGTAGTTTGGTCCGGCGTCCGCGTTGGCGCTGGAGGGCACAATCCCGTGGTTGTGGTCGGCCATCGCAGATGACTGAATCAAACCCATGTTGATGCCGGACAAGTAGCCATCACCGCGCAAGAAACACGCACCCATCGAGCCTGCTGCCTTGCCGTTGTAGTCGGGGAGGCGGAAGGTTGTGGCGCCATCGCCACCCGTGTAAGCGCCGCGCCAGACGGTCTGGGCCAACCAATCCGGGTCGTTGGCTACCGGCACGTTGCCCGCCTGAATCCCTGCCCACGCTTCGGGATACGTGGCGCGGCTGAGCAGCTGGCCGTCCGCCACGACAAACCCCGGCGGACAGGCTGCGCGCTTGGCGATCCAGAACACCGAGAACAGCGGAATGCTGTCCGCCCCCACCGGCTGCCAGAGCAACGTGGCATTGATATAGCCTTCAAATTTCCCGGTGGTGGTGTTGAAACGAAAATCACCGGGCTGTGGCGCTGCCGGACGTTGCGCCGTGGTCCCTTTGGGCACCTTGGCCGCACCGGTTGGCGAATCTTGCGGCACCTTCAAGGCCAGTTTCGCGTCCGTGTCCGCCGTGGATTGCACGATGTCGCGCGCAGACGCTTGCGGAAACCCGCCCGGCGTCACACCGTCATGCACCACCTCGACCATCTTGCTGGTATCGACAGTGACCTCACCGAGTGCGCCGGTAAACACCGCTGTCTGCGACGTGGAACCCCGGCGCCGTTGTACCTGTTTGCCAGCCATAAAACCTCCGATTTAAGCGACAGAACCCCAGTCGTCCGAGGCGCCCACGGCCTCATAGACGTACCCCCAGTCTTCAATCAAAACCTGCATCACCTGCACCGATCCGGCGATTTTGATGACCACCTTTTTCCCGCTGGCGATGGCCGGGGTAAACGTGACCGTGCTGCCCAGCACCGAATAGGCGGACGGCGGCAGCAGTGCCCCATCCACATGCACGTCGATAAATTCCTCGTCCGTGACTGCTACCGGCAGGACATAGCTACCGGTCGAGGCGGACGTGGTGAACTCGATGGTCAGCGGGGACAGTGCGTCGATGGCGTCCGCCATCTGCTCGTAGTAGTACCTGGCCAAGTCGGCAGCGGCCTCGGCGGTGGCTTCGGATTCATCAGCGGATTCGGCGCTGTCGAGCGCGTCATTGGCGGAATCCTCGGCGGCAGCGGCGCAGGCGCAGGCCTGATCGCGGCACAGCGCCGCCGCATCCCGTGCGGCTTCGGCTTCATCGGCAGCGGCTTCGGCCTCGTCCTTGATCGCCTCAATCTCAACGATCCCGGCGTCAATCACTTCTTGCGCGGCGTTCGCTGCGTCGTTGCTGATTTCGGTGTAAGCGTCGTCCGTTAACTGGTCCTGTCCGACCGAATCGTTTGCCAGCTTGCCGTCATCGCGCTGGATCTCAGCCAGTCGCGCTTGCGTTTCGTCCAGGGCGACCTCAACCGCATTGAATTCCGCGTCCAGATTGAAACCCTGAATCGGCTTGCTCGGGTTGTTGGATGATTCCGAACCAAAGACGTGTTGGCGATCATAGGGCTCTGGCACGCGGCTCATGGCTTGGCCTCCAGCGCCGACAAGCGCGCGTCAAGGCTGCCGATCTGGTCCGCCAGTCCCAAGTCGAGCTGGTCCGGCCCCACCGAATCGTTGGCCAGTGTTCCGCTGTCGTTCTGGATGCGCGCGAGGCGCTGCTGCAAATCCGTGAGGGCAGCCTGAATCGCGTCCAGTTCGGCATCGAGCGCTGTACCGGGCGCAGGTTTCGCCGCGTGATTGGCTTCCCAATCCGTGAAGGAAAAGCGGCGCTGGTAGAGGGGTGTGGTGGGCATGACGACACCTCGTTTCTTGGATGTCGTCAGTGTAGCAATCTGTAAGTATTTACGTACTTACTTACAGTAAATCGGTCTGAAACCCGCGTCCTTGCGTGTCAAATGCCGTTCGTCCGATTCTCCTGTATCAGCTGGCAGCCGGTGCGGTGGTTACGAAATTACGACACTCTGTCGCACTTATCTGTGCATTTTGAAAAACTGTATTGGTGGCCGATAGAGATGAATGCGCGCGGACCGCACATGGGTGGAGGGGCGGACCGGGCCGGGGTGAGCAGGTGGGTGGCCGGTCGGTTGGTGCCTGCTGCCTGCTGCGCCCCGTCATTGAGCCCTCGTCCGCTGTCCACGGACGAAGGAAAAGCAGCGATCAACTTATCCTTAGTCCTCTGTGGACTGCGGATAGCATGCGCTAAGCCAGTAAATCCGCCACTTCCAGCCGTTCCACTGCTACCAGTTCGGTGTTGGCTTGCGGGTTATGCTCAATTGTCCGCATCTGTGAGAGCGTTTCCTCGCCTTGCTTGATGAACTGGCCCAGCTCAGAGAGCGTCATGTCCGCTAGTGGCTTGTCCATGTCCAGCGGCGCGGCTACCTCCTGTTTATGGTGGCCACATGCCTCTAGCACGTACCGCGCAGCCTGATAGGCGACGGCTGGCGGCACCTTCGCACCGGGCGTTAGCAGCGCCTCAATAGTGGCGTAGGCCATCCCGGCAAGCTCTACATTGAACAGCCGCGACCGCTCTACGGCCACCATTTCACCGATTCGGGGATCTTGTCTTAATCGGTAAATTTCCGTATCAGTGGCGAACCCTGCCTCCTGAGAGGCGAACTTTTCCGAACCAGTCCGGGCCAGTATCTTTGCGTAGCGGTTGCGACGATATGACGCCGCCTCTTCTTGTGTCCGTGCCATCTGCTGCGCCCACTTAGTTATGCCCTGGTAAAGCGCAGCATAGAGCACGCGGCAACTAACGGCTGTCCGCCGTCCGCAACTAAGCGGACGAAAGGCCTTTACACAGTGCGACACCTTGTCGTAGTGTAGTGGCTCAGTATTTACTGAAATACTGATTAAGCCCTGACACTACCGGAGCTACAGCCATGAACATGACCAACGAACAGATCCGCGCCCAATACCCTGAAACAGCCGAACGTATCATTGGCGAGCGCGCTGTAATCCGTCGCCTTGTGACTGAGGCACTGAAGCGCGGCCTAACCGTATCTATCAACGACGGCGAAGAATGGGCGCTCAAGCACTCGGTAAAGCTGACCGAAGTTATGTCCGCCATCATGAGCACGGACGAGGACTATCTGCGCCTGTGCAACGCCGACAAGAGCATTGCCGCCACGTTCCACCTGATATACGGCAACAGCCCCGAGGAAGTTATTGCGGACTGCTCGACTAACGCACTAGCCAATGAGTTGTGCGCCATCGCTGACCGTTGATGAATGAACCTTGCCCACTCTGACAGTGGGCAAGCTTGATTCATCCGCACACTACGGAGCACAACACCATGGCTTACCCGAACAACTTTTGCGTAACGACTGCCTACAAAGGCCCGACGAATTCGCGCGGCTCGCGCATTGAGGCTAAATGCCAAGGCGGACGCCATACCCGCGCCTATGACGCCGAATTGAGCGCCGTCGAGAACCACGAACAAACCGCGCGCGAGCTGGCCAGCTACATGGGCCACCCGAGCGAGCCAATCGGCGCGCAGTTGCCGGACTACGACAACTACGCGTGGATCTTCCCAAAGACCAACGCCGAACACCCGGCGGACTGCCTTTGCTCGCGCTGCACTGGCGCCATAGGGGGCAACTAATGTCCGTCGTAATGGCCTTTTTCTACACGTCCGACGTAGCACAAATGGCGATCCCTCTGGACAATGCCGAGCCACTGCAAAAGGTTATGCGCACCGTCCATGCCGTGGCCCGCTTGAGCCGCGCAGACAGCTATCAACTGCTGCGCCTGAACTACCACAAACCGCCCACGCCGATAACGCACCGATACCACCTGCAACACTGAACAGAGCCCCGCCAGCCGGGGCTTTTTTGTGCCTGTCCGTTGGTCGGTCCGCCGTCCGCCGGACTTGATAGAGTGCGACACCTTGTCGTATTCTGAAAGCCTACGTATTTACGTAGATACTCAACTTGTGGGAGCTGAGGAAATGAGCACAGAGCAACTGATTCAACTGGCGGACGAACTCGGACCGCGCCCTATCACCGTCAACACCGGCAACCGTAACAAGGTGCGCAAGTGGCTGCGCTTGGGCGGAGTCGCGTCCTCCGTGGTCGAGAAGCTGACCACCTCGGAGCTGGGGTTTGCGTACAACGACACCGAGTTTTTCAAGGATCTACAGCAGCAAGCACCAGCGGCGCCACGCGCACCGCGCGCAGCCTCGCCGTCCGTTGATTCGGACGCGCTGGCCAAGTCGATTGCGGCAGCCGTGGCCGGAGCAATGGCCAGCATGCCGCAACCGTCCGCCGATCTGGACGAAGAACGCATTATCGAATTGATCCAGACCTACAGCGCGCAGCCTGCCGTGATTACCTTCGAAGTGCGCGACGGCGAAGGCGTGCGCGAGCGCATCACCGGCTTGCAGCACAAGCAAACGCCCGACGTGCTGGGCTGGCTGATTGCAGGCGTTAACGTGTGGCTGGCTGGCCCTGCGGGCTCAGGTAAAACCACCATGGCCGAGCAATGCGCCAAGGCGCTTTCCCTGGAGTTCTATTCGACCGGCGCGGTACAGAACGAGTACAAATTGACGGGCTTTATCGACGCCGAAGGCCGGACCGTGCGGACAGCTTTTCGCGAGGCTTTCGAGCATGGCGGACTGTTCTTGTGGGATGAAATCGACGCCTCAGCGGCAAACGCGCTGGTGGCCTTCAACCAAGCTTTGGCTAATGAGTCGTTCCCCTTTCCTGACGGTATCGTCAAGAAACACCCGGACTTCATCGCCGTTGCAGCGGCCAACACTTTCGGCAATGGCGCGACAGTGGAATACGTAGGCCGCAACCGCATCGACGGCGCCACGCTGGACCGTTTCGCACAAATCGAGATCGAGTATGACGAGACGCTAGAGCGCGAGCTGGCAAACCAGATCCACCCCGAATTTGGCCGCTCTTGGGCCATTGACGTACAGAGCTATCGTCGCGCTGCTAAAGCGCTGGGCCTGCGCCACCTGATAACCCCGCGCGCCTCGATCAATGGCGCTAAAGCACTGCGCATTGGCCTGCCACGCACCGACGTTGTAAACAACCTGATTCGCCGGGGCTTGGATAAGGCCAGCTGGGAAAAGCTGGAGGCGCACGCATGAAATGGTCAGCCTTTCGCGCCTTTGATTGGGCGCAATTCTGCGAACTGGTGGAAAGCCGCCCGAACGTTTACGGCTGGACCTATGGCGGCGCAGAGAACCGCCATGACGGCTGGAGCGGCACCGAAACGCACGCGGAGAACGTCCGCCTGCTGCGTCAGGGCTGGCCGGACGGGACCGCGCGCATTCTACAAGGTGTCGCAACGCTCAGCGCCACCCAGGACGACTGGAGCCCACAGTGGGCCATGGACGTGTGCGGCGCCTTTCCCGACGTCGGCGCCTATCTGGCGGGTGAAGTGGAACACATGCACAGCCCTGACCTTGACCAGCCAGCGGCACCCCCGCTGCGCCTGTACGTCAATGGCAGCTACTCGCACAAGATCACCACAAGGCAGATTGAGAACTTCGGCATTGCCCTGTTAACCATGATCGACGCGCTGGAGCGTGAAGGTCGGCAAATTGAACTGGTCTGGCACATGACCGCCGGAGCCGTGAAACCCAAGCGCAAAGGCTCTAAAACGCTGGTGTGGCAGAACATCCCGCCCTTCACGGCGCAGACCACGCTCAAGCAGGCCGGAGAGCACATGGATCTGGACCGCATGGCCTACGCCCTCGCCCATCCGTCGATGCTGCGCCGTAGCGCCTTCGCCATCATGGAGCAATTCCCCGAATATGCCCCGCTGGGCGATTACTTCGGCGCCCCGACCGATTACCCGAGCGAGGCAAAAACCGAGGATTGCGTCTATCTGCCGCGACTTTCGGTAGACATGTACGACCTGAGCACCCCGGCAACCGCACTGGCTGCTGTTCAGGCGTTCTTTCGGATATGAGGCGCGGCATAGGTAGCGGGTCGCGCTTAGCGCGGCTCCTGCGCAATCGTAGAAGGTTTAGCGCGTACCACTTCTGGCTGGCCAGTCCTTGGCTAGCCATCCTCTGGATTCTCTTCTGCTTCACTCTGGCGCCCCGTTAAAACGGGGCTTCGCCGTACTTCGCTCGCCAGCACCGAACCCACAGCGTCACCCCTTCCGCCTCGCCGGGCTTGGCGTAGCGCTTGCTGATCGTCAAGTCCACCACCTGTCCGTCATCGATCCAGGCCACGCCGTTCAACGCATCGAGCACCAGCTTTGCCAGGTTGTCCGCGTCCGGCTTGCCGGTCGGACGCTTGCGCCCCCGTGCGGCCGCGTTTTGCAGGTACGCGGGCCAGCTTTTCGGGATGCGCTTTCGGGTGATGATGCGCACCTGCAACGGCCCAGCCAGCAGCGTGACGCCCACTTGCGTGACCCAACACAGACGGGCGAACGCCTCCCCGATTTCCGTCCGCTCCGGTGTGTACATCTGCACCGTCTTGCCGCGAATCCGACCCCTTGGACGCCCCTTCGGGATGGCCTCACCAATCACGTCACACTGCCACCATGAGCCGTCCGCTATGCCTGAAAGGCGCGTGCTAGAGCGGTCTAAACCCAATAAATCGAGCATTTTTGTCCCCGTTTATTTTCTCTGTCCCTCTTTTTTCCGACCCTACAACCACCAATAAAATCAGGCACTTACAGCGCAAAATGTACCCTTAAATGGCTGTCCCTGTTCTCTTGTATCCACTGACAACGTACGTAGTGTGTGTGGGTGTGTGTATGTGTGCGACACAATGTATGTGCGACACTTTGTATATGTGTATATTGCTCTTAGGTGTACTAATGTATATTTAAGTAGGACAACTAGGACAAATATATAGAGTAATAAGTATTTCAGTAGCTACTACAACGACTTACAAAATTTTCAGTGCGACAAACAACTAGGACAACAAGACGGACAAAACACGGACAACGCCTGGTAAAACACGGACAAAGTGCGACAACTTGTATCCAGTACACGACAACTTGTCGCACTAGTCCGCTAGTCAAACTCTGTTTTCTTGCGCTGTTTAAGTGCTGTTTTGATCGTCCGCCACGCCGTAGGCAGCAAACTACTGTCGGTTTTTGCCAGCATGTCCCGGTTTTTCACCCAAATATTCAACCGATCTTCACCGTCACGCTGGCGAAATGACCGGATAAACCCGTGCCGGTTCATAAACGAGGACACGGCACGACCCTTTAAACTGTCACCAAGGGCATAGCCTTTAGCTAACGCGCGCATAACAAAGTGCCCCCATATAACAAAGTCATTGTTTATGGTGAGTTCGCTGTCGTCCGCCATCAGCTCGACCAAGGCCTGATCCGCCTCGGATTGGCTGGACTCGACCATGATTTGCTTGGCGATCGTATCGGGCGCGCGGCGGTCCGGGTTGTAGAAGCGCGACCACGGACGGGTATCAAACCACTGGCGCAGCTCACCGGCGCCGCGTTCTGTGCAGAGCGTGCGCCACACCGTTGGATAGAAGGCAAAGCCGTGCTCAGCCTGAAAGGCGGCTTCCCATTCCTCGACTTCCTGTTTGGAATTGAAGCGCGTGCTCAGCACCAGAAAGCGCGAATCACTGGCCGTAATCGGTATGGCGTCGGCGTAGTTGGTGGTCAGGTACAGGTTCGCGTAGTTGTCGATCACCCGGCTGTCTTGGCGCATCGCGCGAATGGCAATGTGCGCATTGGTGATCTTGGGTTTCAGCCGGTTGATGACATCGAGCGCGTCCTGTCCGTGCTGCTTGATTTCCTCGATGCAGACCACGCGGCGGTTTTCCATCCATGACGAATACTTCTCGTTGATTTCATCGTTCGTCACCAAGCCCCAATTGGACGGACCGACCAGCCAGCGCAGCAGCTCGGCAATGATCGTCTTGCCGTCTGACTCGGCGCCGCGCAGCAGTAGCGCATACATCAAGCGCTGGCCGGGGTAGCGGACAACGTGCGCGATCCAGTCCAGCAGTTTGGCTTGGTCGTCCGGGTCCGGCAGGATGTTGTCCAGGTACACACCGAACAATTTAACGGCGGTGCTGTGCTCGCCCGACTCGACGGCCTTGGCGCCGTCATCGCGGTAGCCGTTGACGTAGTGCAGTCCGCCGTCCGTGTACAGCAGATCGGCGCCGGGGCGATAGCCCACATAGTCCACCATCGGCACCGGTCGCTGTTGCAGCGCTATCTCGCTGGCCGACAAGTTGGCCACGCCGCGCTTGCTCTTGCCGGATACCCGCACCGCGTCAACCGCGTGGATGGCGTCGAAATTGCCCGCGCCTACGTGAAATCCAGAAGATTCGCAGTAGAACTGCCCTGCGCTTTTCACGTACAGCCACGGTTTTAGCCAGTCATAGCGCCCTAGTCCGGGGTTTTCCGGCTCGTCCTCGACCGGCTCAAACTCACCCTCTACTTGCGCCTTGAGTTCGGCGGCGACGTCCACCAGCTGCGCCGCGTAGGTTTCCATTTCCTCACCGTCGTAGCCCAGGTGCAGGCGCACCAGATCCCAGACGTTGTGCTGTCCGCGTGCCGGGTCGCTGTCGTGCTCGCTGTGCAGGTAGGCTTGAAAGCCGTCATCAGTGCTGTAGATGCGCGCACCGCCTGCCGTGGTGCCTTCGCTGTAGTGGTAGCGTCCGCCGTCTTCCTCGACGTAGATACCGGGGATCAGCTCGTCCAGTGCGCGCGGCACGTCGTACACGCGGCAGAAGGCGCCGAGAATGCCGCGCTTGGTCCGGGGGTCTTCGCGCTCGTTACCGGCGACGTGGATTTCTTCGTCCTCACGGCGCGGCCATTCGTTGGCGTCCGTGTAGTCGTTGAAGTGCGTCAGCGTGGCGTTGACGGCAATTGCGTAGCCGTCGTTTTCCCACGCCAGCACGTCACCGTCCGCCGACGCGGACGGCCAGAACATCACGCGGGTGTAATCAAAGCTGCACCGGTCCACCCACTCCATCATTGAATCAAGGATGTAGGCGAACAGCCGCGCCAGTGCTTCGTGCTCGATGGCGTTGGCATCGCGTGACAGGGGAATGACGATACGTAGGCGGGGCTTGGCGAAACAGTGCTTGTGGGTGGAGTGGCAGACGTAGGTGTAATCCTTGAGCCGGGTGCTGATTTCCTTGCGCGCCTGATCGGCGTTGACCGGGATTTCGTCCAGATCCAGCGTCAGCATGCAGCGGCCTATCTGGTTGGCCTTGCGCCGCAGAAAGCCTTTGAAGTTACCGGCGAGAAAGCCGCCGCTGTCCTTGATGGCCAGCTGCGCGTCCTTTGAGAGTGCCAGGTATTCGGAATAGGTTTCCCCAGTCCGCTTGAAGGTCTGCAAGCGCTTGGCCATGCTCGCCCAGCTGACTTTCTTGTGGGTAATGGCATAGGACTCGCGGCTTTCGCAGAGCGCGATGTGATAGAGCTTCATGGTTCACCCCAACAAGGCAGATTTGTCGGAAGTCGTCGGCTCGGTGGGGGCTTGCTTGAAGGTGTCCAGCACAGGCTCCAGTTCGTAGCGGTACGAACGGCCAATGCGGTAGAAGGGGATTTTCTTGGCGGCAGTCAGGCGGCGGATGGTTTCCATGGACAGGCCGATGGCACTGGCCAGCTCCGCGCGGGTGAGAAATTGAGACATGTCAGGGGCTCCGGCTTTCTTGTGTGGAGTCCTGAGTATCGGTCTAGGACGCGGACCGCCCTAGACCGTTTGATTATAAGTATTTACTTACTTACTCAAATCAGCGCCCGTACTCGATTTCCCCCAGCAGGATCAGCATTTGCGTTTCGTCCGCGATAACCTGCTCGTCCGCGCCGTTAGGCGACTCGGCAATCTTGTCATCAATGAACGCCACGGCTTGCGAGTCCTCGCCCCACAAGGCGGCGGACAGCATGCGGTAGGTGGCCAGCGTTGAAGGGTGTCCGGTGGATATGATCGGCATGTCAGGCATCCAAGTAGGTCTTTTTCCATTTCTTCACAGCGGCGGCGTGCATCGCTTCCGCTTCGGTCCACGTCGAACAGCGCCACGTATCCACACCCCTTGAATCGCCGTCGAACACCATTGTTTCAAACAGCTGCGGCGGACCGTCGCCCATGTTGTGATCGAGCCCAAGAAATACCGTGCTGACTTCCAGCCCGCCCGGTAGCGCGGTCTTGGCGACGGTGCGTTCTTCGGTTTTCCCAAACCAAACCGCCGCCTTGGTAATGTCCGGCTCATGAATCGGCGTGTGTCCGTCTGGTCCGCCAAGGACGTACCAGCGGGAAACGTAGCGGTCTGGCAGCTGTTTCATATTCACCTCAGTTCATCGCGTTGTGAATCGCCGTTTCAGCCTGGAAAAAGGCATTGGCCTCTTCCATCAGCTGCGTGACCAGATCCATGTCGGCTTGGGTTGGTTCTTCATTGTCGGATGACAGATGCACCAGCGCCATCAGCCCCTTGGCCGCGCCGCCGTAGAACGCGCGCTTGCATTCGGTGTGCTGTTGTCCGGCAGGCAGTAGGTGGCCGTAGGCATCGCTTTGATAGGCTTCCCACAGGGTCGCCATCAGGTCCACAGGGTTATCGTCATTTGCCATCGTCTTGATCCTTCGGTTGCCAGCCATATCGGAACTCGTCTATCCGTTCGTGAAAGGTTACTTCTTTCTTTAGGTCCGCAAGCTGCTTGCGCAGCCGCAGGACGGTGCCCGCCGCCACGCCCAGCGCAAACGACAGTTCCATGGTGGTGGCGTTGCGCAAGTCGCGCTGGCACAGCTCGGTATACATTGCCTCAAACATCCGGTCGTCTGACTCGCCAATGGCGGACGCAAGGCCGGTGAAAGGCGCGTTGATTGGGTCAGTCATTGGCGACGGCCTCAGTTGGGTTTGATGTGTTTCATGCTGGTGTGCGTGGCGCCTGTTGCCTCGCCCAGCGTTTCGTCCAGACCGCTCAGGAACATGGCCGCATGCCCTGTCAGCTCAAACATCGAGGACACCATATTGCAGGTGGCCGTCAGGTCGCGGTTCTTGGCCTCTTTGTCGCCGTTGTAGTCCGCCAGCTTTGAGCTGATAACCGCCCGGCCCTTGTCCAGCTTGACGCGCGAATAGCTCGGCTCAAGGTTGATAATCACCTCGCTGGCATTGGGCGCGCAGTGCAGCACGACGTGCGCAGCGATGTCGTATTTCTTGATCGTGGCTTCAATTTCAGCGCGGGCCAGCAGCAGCTTTTCACGGGCTACAGGGTCATCATTCATGTAAGGCATCAGTCTTTTTCCTTGTTGGGCCAGAACTGGCTCGGGTCGTAGTTGGGCTTGCTCTTGGCCTCGATGTCCTCGGGCAGCTCGGGGCGCCGTGCTACCCAGCCACTCGGCACGTCGTCGCCGGTCTTCATGTCGTTGTATTCGCCCAGCGCCAGTGTCGTGTCGCGGAAGCAATAGCGCCGCTTGTACGGCGTGATCGGCCCGACACCGACGAACAGGCCAACGGTGGTCATCAGTCGGCCCAGCGCAATGTAGGTGCCATCGTCCAGCCGTCGCCAGCATAGAAAATGGTTGTCCGGGTGGTTCAGCGCCTTTTCAGTCGCCGCGCAGAACTCGGGTGTCATCATTTGCCTTGCTCCTTTGATTCCAGCAGTTCGGCTTGCTCGCGGTTCAGCGGTCGCGCCGTGCATTCGTCAATCGAGTACAGGCGACGGATCGGGCTATCAAACGGCAGGCCGTTATAGAAGCCTTGCCCCTTGCGGATCGCGCCGTACTTGGTGTCCGCCTTGACGTTGAACAGGAAGGCGCTTTGCCCGGTGGCGCGAAAGACGCCGTAGAACACCCACCAGCCATGGCTAAAGCGCGAAAAGTCCTCGTCACCGGTCTCTGTCTGCATTCTCTTTCACCTCTTTACGCATCGCTTCCAGCTTAGCGATAGTGCTTTCCAAGTCCGCTTTCACGTCGGACCGCATAAGCAGGATTTTCAGGTTCAGGTCGATGCGCGTCAGATAGGTGAAGTTGTAGAACAGGTATTGCGCCGCTGAGAACACCCAGCACCCCACCGTGAAGCTGTTGAAGTAGTTACCCGCCGAAATGCCGAACAGCAAGCCGCCGCTCAACCCGATCAACGTATCCCAGGTGACGTACTTGGCTAGGTTCATGCGCGCTCCCGCGCCGGACGGTGATCGTTCAGCAGGTCGTCGCAGTCCGCTTGCAGCTTCTTGTGTTTCTCTTGCAGGTCCAGATGTTCGGCGCGCAGATCGTCGAGGCGGTCCTGTAGCGCAGCGTGCTGCTTTTTCAGGTTGTTGTGCTCGTTGGTCAGTGCCCCGAAGCGCGACGGCAGGTCCGCGTCATCGGCCACCTTGGCGGACCGGTCGCGCGGCGGCTTGGCGTTGGCAATCGCTAGCAGCTGGCGCAGCTGGTCGCGCTCGTCGGCAATCGGGCGCCATTGCTGGTGGATGAACGTCAGGCTTTCCGATTCCAGCGTGGCGACCAGCATACGCAGCTCAAAGTCCACGATAGGCAACTGGTCCGGCGGACACACGGCCAGAATGCGGCGTTTTACATCGTCGAGTGTGCTCACAGTCCAGCCTCTTCAGGGGTGATGGGGCGTTTCCAGCCTTCTACGACGGCCTTGCCGTATTCAGCGACCCACGCGCGCAGGGTGTCCGTGCGCGCGCCTGATGCTTCCTCTGCCTCTTGCGTATGCGGATTGGTGTAGAGGAACCATGTGCCATTTTTGATGCACTCAATACGGCGTGCCGCGTTACGTGTCGCGTTGTGTTTGCTGCTTTCGCGCTTCCTCTTCTTGGGCGGCTTGGCAGGTTTGTCCGGCTTGGCGGACGACTGCGCCACGGCACTGATGGCGTCCAGCAGCTCTTGCGGGCTCTCTGGATTGGTGGCCGCTACCTCGGCCATGCCGAAGCTGGCAAACGGCGAAGCTTTCGGCACCGGCACGATGGACACGGGCGCCGGGGCGGTCTTGTCCGCGCGCGGTTTGTAGGTGCGCTTGACCTTCTCTTTGACGGCGCTGGCCAGCAGGTTCGGGTCGATGGCCATAATGGCCTCACGTAGCGTCCGTCCGTGCATTTCCAGCACGTCTTGCAGGTCTTTGATGAACTCTTGCTCAGCCAGATATTCCGGGGTCTGCGCCAAGTTCTGGAGCATTTCCTCACGGGCGCGGATTTCTTCTTGCAGCTGTCGGACACGTTGCAGGGTGGTGGTCATGGGGTTGCTGTCCCTAGTTGTTGTTAATCGATGAATCCGGCAATGGCTTCGCCGTCCAGCAGACCTTGCTCGCTCAGGTCGAACGCCCAATCACGCAAGGACAAATACAGGTCACTCATTTGCTGCGCCGCGCGGTATTGCGCGGTGCCCTGCTCGGCGCCGTCCGCCAGATACCAGCCGAAATGGTTAACCACCAGTAGCGTCGTGGCCATGCCGAAGCTGGCGGAATCCATGGCCGGGTTCTGGTAGCCGTTTGAGAGCACAGACACGTCCAGCGTGTCCGGCTTGGCGGGCATCCAGAAGCCCAGGCCGCGCTCGGGGCAGGCCACAAACAGGCAATCCAGCGCGCGCTCGATGTTGGTGTGGTGGCGGAACGCTTGGCCGAAGGCATCGCGCAGCATGGCGGCATGCCACTCGTAAACCGTTTCCGTCTCGCGGGTGTAGGGGCCGTGCAGGTATTCCGGTATCACCGTGAACTGGCGGATTTCCGACATGTTCAGCGGGTCAAAAGCGTTGTGGGTTTTCATCGGTCAGATTCCTTGATGCGATGTGTCCAGCTCAGGGTTGTAGTTCGGGTTTACTTCATGGATGAAGCGCAATCGAAACGTCAATATTCGGCCTTTGGGCGTGTTGACGATCTTCCCGGCGACATACTCCAGCGACTTAATCAGCTCTTTACGCTGAAAAGGCAGGCTGTCCACGCGGACGAACCGCGCACCGTTTCTGATCGCCTCACGGCAGAACTGAATGTTTCTATCTTGCGGGGTGATTGCGCCCATGGTCGTATTCCTTCACTCCAGTAGTGGCCCCACCTCGGGGTGTTTGAGGGCCGGTTTCCACGCATTAACCGCTGTCCGCAAATGGTCCGGGCAGTGGTGCGCGTAGGTTTTTTCAACGATGGCGGCAGAGTTGCCCAAGACACCGGCCACCTCCCACAAGCTGACGCCACGGCGGGCCATCAGGGTTGCAGCGGTGTGGCGCAGAGAGTGGGGCGTCATGTCGCGGTACTTCGGATTGCCTGTTTCCTCGAAAGCGTCACTGCACAGCTTGCGGAACTGGCTTTGCAGCTCGGTATCGACATCGAGCACCCACGGCTGGCCGACGTCTTCCTGTTGCGCTCTTTCGAGCATCGGCAGGAGCCAGTCCGCGATGGCCACGGACACCTTTTTCTTGCTGGACGCCTTCTTGTCCTCGGTGGTGTTGGCCGCTTGGAAGTTGATGCGCCCCACGGAAAAATCGACTTGCGCCCAGGTGAGCCCCAGCACCGCCGCCTTGCGTCCGCCGGTCCCAAGGACCAGCCAGACGAACCGCCACAACCGCGACATGCGCCCGGTTTCCGGTTCTTCTACCTGCACGAAGCGCAGCAGCCAACTGGCCTCTTCCTCGTTGAGCCACAAGTCCTTGGGAGCGTCCGCCGCCGGTACTTTGATCTTTGGTACGGCTGCCGGGTTGTATCCGGCGTGCTCGACGGCAAACAGGTACGCGGTGCGCAGCAGGCTGATTTCCTGCCGGATGGTGCCCTTGGCGGCGCACTTGGAGACGTTCAAACGGTGGGAAGGATAACCGGGATAAATTGGAGCCGTTCCGGCGGCGCGGTTGGCCTCATACGTTTTCAGTGTGAGGGGTGGCAGGTTGTCCGCCGGGAATTTCCCAAGGCTCGCTTTGAGCCACGCCAGAGAAACTTTGCGCCGATCCTTATCAAGAACGTCGGTGTCGATGTGAAACTTGCTGTAGCAGTCGAGAATATCGCCAACGGTATTTAAGTCCGGTCCGTTTTTATCGGCGGACAACTTCTCGATGTAACTTTGCAGCGCTTTCTTTGCAACGGTTTCGTCTTTGGTCTTTAGCGAAAAGATCAGCGCGCGTCCGCTGGGTCCGGCGCCGGGGTGGTTGATCGTCCAATAGTCCAACTTGTTCAGTTGGAGCCAGGGCGTGCCGTCCATGCTGCGCTTTCTGGTGAGTTGTTTCATGTCTGTTGTCTCGGGTTTTGTTGTACAAGAATTTTTGATTTGTACAAGTTCTACTTGTTGATTTTATCGGTGAGGTAATGCGGCGGAACACTACTGAGGTAGTCCGCTATATCAAGTACACAAAGAGTTTTGTAGCCAGATTCACGGGCCTGCCGTTTGGCATCCATGATTGCGATTTCGCGTATGAGGGTTTTGGACTGGTAGCAGTAGTAGTGCGTGATTCCGATGTTTCCTTTCTGTACGGAGAGGACTATGTGCAATCCCGGTGTGACTCCGTAGTGGTCCAGCTTCCTAGCGTTTTCCCTTCGCTCGGTCTCCTTGTCGATGACCGTTAACCCTAACGCTCGCTGCATGTCGCGCAGCATTTGTTGCTCTTGGATTTGTTGTGATCGCGCAGCGGTTTGTGTACGCATCATTCAGTCCTTCGGAGGGTTGTGGGTTGGTAGTGCAACTCAAGTCCTAGCCCGAGTGTGCTACAGGTCGTCGTACATCACAATAGCAGACGCTCAGTATTTACGTAGATAAGCAGCTGCTACACTCTATCGCATTGCCAGCCGGTGCCAGACAAGCAGGCGACCAGCGGCCACCGCTCACTGAGGTTTAGACCATGAGCTTCGATGTTCAAGCGATTTTCAACCTGTTTGGCGGACGTTCAGCGATTTTCGCACGCCTGAACACCCGCCGTCATCCCATTACTATCCGCGCGTTAGACAAGTGGCGCGAGCGTGGTTCAATCCCGCCGGTCTGGTTAGCGCATATCACCAAGTTGGCGGACGCGGACGGGATCGACTTCAACTTGCACAAGTTTCTGCAACGTGACGCGCCTCCCAAAAATGAAGCGTCAGCCAAAGAACTGCACTCTTTACTGGACTAAGAACATGATCGAAATGACGGACTCGGAAATGTCCAAGTTGGCCATCCTGTTGACGGCGGATCAGGACGAATTCATGCAAGTGGATCGCGGCGCGGACCGCGTGATGCACGGACTGGCGCGTATGTGGCTGGTGGCAGCCATTGCGGACGGCCTGTGGCGCGCTTCGGGGCGCTCCGCTGTTATCACCGTCACCTCGCTGGACGTGCTGATCCCTGAGTTCGACGGCGAGCTGGCCCTCCTGTCCAAGCGCATGGCGGCTTACCTGCGCGGACGCATCGCCGCTTATGAGGCGGAAATCCGCAAGGTTCAGAGCATGAGCCGTCACTGATGCCGAAGCTGCTGCCCAACCAGCGCGCGGCAGTGGATTGGCTCTCCCAGGAGCGCGACACGCACCACGCCTTTCTGGTGATGGACATGGGGCTGGGCAAGACGGCAACCGCCATCGAGCACGCCAAGCAACACCGCCCCGACACCCTGCTCGTCATCGTCCCTGCCGGTCTGCGCATCCATTGGGCGCGGGAATTTGACCTGTTTTGGCCCGGCCACCCGGACGTGGAGCTGGTGCTTTCGAGCACACAGCGCATCGGTCCGGCGTCCGTCATCGTCGTTAACTACGACCTGCTGGTTTATCCCACCATCCTCAACCAGCTGCGCGTCCGGCAGTGGGACATGCTGGTGTGCGATGAAAGCCAGATGGCCAACAACCTCGACACCAAGCGCGGCGCGGCGATCCTTGGGCGTGACGGTCTGGTCAAGCGCAGCGGGCAAGTCATCTGCCTGTCCGGCACCCCGGCGCCCAACCATATAGGCGAGTTGCACGGCTGGTTCTCGGCGTTGGTGCCGGAACTGCTCAAAGGCTGCAAGCAGTGGCCAGACGTGCGCAGTTACTACAGCTTTCTCACCCGGTACGCCAAGTTCAAGGTTGGCCAGTACGGCGTCACTGTGCTGGGCTCACGCAATGCCGGGGAGTTTCGCCGCCGCTTCTCAGGCGTGATCCTCCGGCAGCGCAAATCCGAAGTGATGAAGGATCTGCCGCCGCTGCGCACAGGCACCGTGACCATCGAAGCCGACGACCTGAGCGAGCTGCAAGTGCTGCTGGATCATCCCGACTACGCCGGGCTCAAGCTGGCGATGGAGAACCTACGGGCGGACGCGCCGGACGCCATGGCCCGGTTGCGCGAAGCCCTGTCCAGCACGCACCTTGCGACACTCCGTCGCTTGATCGCGGTCCACAAGATCGACCCCGTAGCCCGGTTGATCCGCGAGGAACTTGCGGGAGGCGACAATAAGCTGGTGGTGTTTGCCCACCACCGCCAGCTGCTGGAGGGGTTGCACGCCCTGCTGTACAGCTTTGGCCTGTATCCGGCCATGGTTCACGGCGGCGTGGCCCCTGCCGAACGCCAGCGCCAAGTCGATCATTTCCAGAACTTCAAACGCTGTCGTGTGTTCCTGGGACAACTCGACGCCGCTGGAACCGGCTACACCCTCACCGCTGCCAGTGACGTGCTGATGGCGGAATCCAGTTGGTCGCCGTCGAAGAACCTGCAAGCCATCAACCGTGTGTCGCGCATCGGCCAGAAAAACGCCTGTCTGGCCCGGTTTGTCTCGTTGGCCGGTTCGGTGGACGAGATTGTGAACATGGTACAGCTGCGCAAACTTGACGCCCTGAATTCGCTGCTACTCTGAGGTTTCAGAGATAAGTATTTAAGTAAACACTTAACCACTTATCGCAACTTGAGACCACACCAGCGAAACAGAGGCATGTTATGCACCTGAATATTTCTGTCGAAAACTACGACAATCCGCAGCAAATTCGCTCCCTCGCCGCCGCTTTAACCCTCTTCGCCAACGAACTTGAGACAAACGGTCGCACTTCCGGTCAAGTCGGCTACGCCGCCGAAGGCAGCGCCGCGTCCGTGCTGGTTACGGACGGAATCGACGGTGTTGGCCAGACCTCCGGCCAGACCCCGGACAAACCCAAACGCACCCGCAAGCCTGCTGCCGTCGCCGCGCCAGAACCTGAGCCCGAAGACGACCCGGACCTGCCGCCAGAAGACAGCGACGACGGCGAAGAAAGCGAACCAGAGCCGCCCGCGAAAGAAGCCAAGGCCAAGCACAACGGCAAGGCGGCTGGCGACGACAAAGCCTTGCGCCAAGAAGTGCTGGAGCGCTTCGCCAGCTTCGCGGACGAAGCCGGTGTGCTGGAAGGCAAATCGCTCCTGGGCGAGTTCAATGCCACCAAGTTCAGCGAAGTCGCCGGGACTGACCTGCGCGCCTTTGCCAAGCGCCTGACGGTGCTAGAAGCGTCCCTGTGACCACGTTCGTGCTCAAGCCGGGCAAGGAAGCCAAGGACAGCGAGCACAGCGCGCTGGGCGGTTCAGTCATCGCCCTTGTCGAGCTGTGCCCCGGCTCCTACCGGCTCAGCAAAGGCATGCCCAACACTGCCGGGCACTTCGCGCGCGAGGGATCGCTTGCGCATGAGCTGGCCGCGCACTGCCTTGAAAACGGCTTTTTCCCCAAGCGCTTCCTTGGCAAGACCATGCCCGGTTTCGAGGACATGAAGATCGACAAGGAAATGGTGCTCTACATCACCGAGTACGTGGACTACTGCCGCGCGCAGTGCGAACCGGGCGACGTGGTGTTGATCGAGGCCAGTTTCAACCTCGACGAGCTGGTGACGGACGCGCCGGAATCGCTGTTTGGTTCGGCGGACTTCACCCGTTACCGGCCACGGACCGGCCACCTGCTGACGCTGGACCTGAAATACGGTTCTGGCGTGGCGGTGGAAGTGCGCAACGAGAAAGGCCAACCCAACCGCCAGACGTTGTACTACGCGACCGGCGCGACCCTGAAGCTGCGCGAGCAAGGCTACAAGGTCAAGTCCGCGTCCGTGGGCATCTTCCAGCCGCGCGCCATGCACCCGCACGGACCGGTGCGCATGGCCGACGTCAGCGCGCTGGACCTGCTCGACTGGATGGGCGACCTGGCAGTCATTGTCCGCAATGCCGGACGCCCGGACGCGCCGCTGGTGGCTGGGCATCACTGCCGCGAGAAGTTTTGCAAGGCGTTGCCCCGCTGCAAAACCCATCAGGCATGGCTCATGTCGCAAGCGCAGCTGGAGTTCAGCGACGGCCTGTTGCAGCCGATCTTTGACGACCCGTCACTGCTCAGCCACGACGACATCACCCGCGTGCTCGACGCCGCTCCGGCGTTGGTGGCGTGGGTGAAGGCCTGCCAAGACTACACGCACCGCACGCTGGAAAAAGGCGACGAGTTCCCCGGCTGGAAGCTGGTGGACAAGCGCGCCACTCGTTCATGGGACGGCGATCAAGACGAGATTGCCGCCGAGCTGGTGAAGCTCGGCGCGGACCCGGCTGCCATTTGGGACCGCTCCCTGTTGTCGCCCGCACAAGCGGAAAAGCTGCTTGAAAAAGACCGCCGCCCGGACATGGCCAACCTGACCAAAAAAGTTTCCAGCGGCACCACCC